GCTGGTTCAACTAGCCAAGAGTTAGCAGCACTATCGGCACGAGAGCTTGATAAGGTATCTAGCTCACCAATGTTTAAGTTTAAGAAAGCAGTAGAGGATATCAAGGTTGCTCTTGCACCAGTTGGAGAAATATTCCTACAGATTGCCACACCAGTAATTGAGTTTGGAACCAAGATTCTTAATGCTTTCAACAATCTAGACGAAAAGACAAAGACCTTCGTTACAGGCCTTATTGCCGTTGTTGGTGGTATTGGTCCAGTATTCCTAATGACATTTGGTCTATTGGCGAACGGACTTGCAAATGTTATTAAAGGTTTTACTTTTGTAAAGAGTGTTTTTAATAAGGCATCTGTATCATCAAATGATCTTGGTTCCCAGCTTTCCTACATGACACAAGAACAGCTAACTGCATCAGCAGTTGCTGCCTCCCTAGATCAGGTACACAATAATCTAATTCAGACATTCACTTCTGAGGCTGGAGCAATTGACCTATACACTCGTGCTCTACAAAAGGCAAATCAGCAGGCTGCAGCATTTAGTGCACCAGCAGTTGGAAGATCTAGACCAACTCAAAAATTTGCAAGCGGAGGCTTAGTCCCTGGCTCTGGCAATAAGGATACTGTTCCAGCTATGCTTACTCCTGGAGAGTTTGTGGTAACAAAGGATACAGTAGAAAAGAATCCAGGAATTATTGCTGCTCTTGCTACTGGAAAAGTTCAGGGGTTTGCAAATGGCGGATTTGTTTCTGGTGGAGCTGGCGGTAGCAAGAATATCGTCAACATGTTTGCTGAATATGCACTTAGACTTCAGAATCAAAGAGAGAATATGTCTCGTCAGAGCAGCACCTCTTCATTCGAAGAAATTCTTGCACCATTGTCAATGAGAATTGGTGAGGCTAGAGGAATTGTCCCATCTCAATCTCAAGTAAAGAAGGGTGCTTTCGATGATATTGCCACTCAGTATGAGGATCTAACCAAGAAGTTCACTGAGAAGCTAAACGAAGATTTTGAAAAGACATATGCAGATATTAAAGATGTCAACGAAAGATATAGAAAGTCTTGGCAGTCAGCTGGAAAGACTGTAGAGCAAGAAGTTAATGCAATTAAGTCAGAAGCTGATCGTGGAGTAGTAAGGAAGACTTTTGGTCTGGATGAAGACTTCTATGGCACTATGCCTACTATGCCACGTCGTGAAGGCGGAAAGAACCTGGAACGTGCAAGAAAGTCGGCATTCAATCTAAAGGATACTGGAGTTAGATCATACACCTCTGTCTTAGGTGGTGCAAGAGCAATGTTCGAAAGAAGAACTGGGGCATCAGCTTCTGACAAGCAAATGGGACACGTATTTGAGTCTATGCCAACAGACATTTCTAAGGTACTCTCAGATCCCAAGGTTTCTAACGCAGCTAAAAAGGCTGGTGCACTGATTGGTGCTACAGTAACGCAAAATACTACTGACGGAATCAAGGATATTACACGACAAGCATCGCCATCTAGGGAAGCTTACGAGGCTGGAGAAAATATTGGTAAGGGTGCTCTCCAGGGCATTGAGTCAACAATTGACGATGCCAGAAAAGTTGGAAGAAAGAGTAGACGTGTAATTGGCACTCCTAACGGTGCTGGGGGATTTAACATATCTAGACCAGGACAGAATCAGTCATCAAGAATTGCTGATTCACCTCGCACAAGAACTCCAAGACGTGCATCACGTGAGGGTGATCTTGAAATGAGACAGAGAGAGACTGCTCTGGCACAAAGGGAATTGACTACTTCAGTTACAGATGCTACCACAAAGACTAGGTCATTTACTGCTGGACTAAGAAATGTGTCTTATGTAGTTTCTGGTCTATCTGGTGTGGCACTAATGTTTGGATCACAATTAGGCGATCTTGGAAATGTTATCTTTGGTGCATCTATGGCAGTATCAGCTCTTACAACAGCTGCAGAAATTAACGCTGCTACAGGCTTTATAAGTCTCGGCAAAATGGCAGAGGGTGCGAAGGGTGTTACAGGATTCCTAGGCAGAATGGTCAACATTGGCGGTAAGGCAGTAATGACTCTAGGAAGATTTGCTGGATGGATTGGCCTAATTGCAACTGCCATCTTTGGAGTTGTTTCATTGGTTAATTACATTAATGAACAAAAGGAAAAAGAGAGAGCAAAGATTGAGGGTCTTGGAGATGCAGCAACTCTGACCAAGACCAAGCTTGAAGCACTTGGATCATTCTTTGGCAAGCCAGTAACCAACAATGCAGTAGAGAATATTGGAACTTTTGGTGCTGGTGTAGAGCCAATGTCAGCAGAGAAGCGAAATGAGGTCCAGGATCTTAGGGAAAACGAAGACTTCCAAAAAGAATTCGGCAAGGACATTAAGAGACTTAGCACTGCCACAAAACAAGAGGCAATTAAAACATTCCAAACAATATCATTGACTCTATTCTCTCAAGGATATGCAAAAGAACAAATTCAGACAGTTATCGATGCCTTGAAAATTGAGGCTGGAAAAACTAATGTTAAATTTGAAGTGGCTAGCATTGACGTGACCACAAAACAGGGAGCTACAAACTTTAAGCAATCTGCTAACGATATGGTTGATCAGTTTAACAGGGCTCTGGCTACTGGCAAAAAGACCGTAAAGGTTCCAGTTGTACAGGCCATCGGCGGCGGCAGAGGAAACATGGCCAAGATCACCTACAAGGAAGAAATTCAAACTACCAAAGAGTATGATCAAGTATTAAAGACTAACTCTGCCAACATTCTAAATAGATTTACCGCACTACAGACAATGCTAGCTCAAGGAACAATAACTTCAAAGCAGTATAAGGATAACTGGAATGCTTTGGCAGGAGCAATTGAGAATGGCTCCAACTCAGCAGATTTGGGAAATGCAGTCTTTTCTGGATTTACCGCTGAGCTTAAAAAGACCAATCCAGAATTTGCTGCTCTTCTACCAGCAATAACTGGAACTGGAAACCAGATATTAGTTATGCAGGGATTGATGGCTGGGGCTATACCAACAGTTGCTCAGCTAGCACAAGTTATCGCAGACCTAAAAACAGTACAGGACTTTGAGTCGGGGAAGAGCGTTGACGTTGGTGCATACGCAAATGCTGTATCAAGAATTAATAAGGTCAAGTCCGCTATCACTGATGCCACAAAGGCACAAGAAAAGGCCAACACAGTTACTAGCGAATATCCAGCAGGTGGAGACCAGGGTGGAGACAAGAAAAAGTCGCCATATCAAACAGCACTTGAGCAAATTAAGGCCAATACAAAAGAAATCCAGAACCAGATTAATGCTTTTAGAAAGCTAACCTCAGCAGGGTATTCTACTGAAAAAGCTTTTGAGATGGCCAAGGACCCAATTATTGCAGCTGCACTTGCATCTACAGAGGTTGGAAGTCCAGAGTGGAAGGCATTGACAAAGGCCATTAAAGAGTCAGAGGCTGCTGCCAAGAAGTTCGAGGCAGTTCAGAAGAAGACTCTAGAAGGGGCAACTGCAGAATTTGATAAGGCATACGGAAATGTTTCTGAAAAGTTCGCTGCCGAAACTGAGAAGCTTCAGTTAGCCTTTGAAAAGGCTAACCAGGGGGATATGAATACCATCACTCAGGCAGAGTCGGATATCGCAGCACTTGAGTACAAGCTAGATGACTATGACGCACTCATTGGTGATATTGAACTTAAAGAAGAAGAAGTAAACAAGAAGTACGATAGCAGACTCGAAGCATTGGACAAGATTGAAGCTGCTAATGCCAGAATTGTTCAACAGCAAAAGGCACAGTTAACAATCGCTGATGCATTGAGTCAAGGAGACATTTCGGCAGCTGCTAAGGCAGTTCAGGATGCAAGGCAAGAAGATGCTCAGGCAAGAATGGATGCCCAGAGAACCAATATTGAAAATGCAAGAACCTCTGAGCTTGGCGGAATCACTGCTGGTGGAAAGACAAGGGCACAGATTGAAAAAGAGGTTCTGGTCGTTCAGGCACAAATTAAGAAGATTGAGGAAGAAACTCTAGAGCCAGCACAAGAGAGAGTTCGTATTGCACAAGCAAAACTAGATAAGGATATTGCATCACTAAAGGTAGCTGGAAAAACTCAGCTAGAGTGGGAAATTGTTGCAAGCAATATTAGAGTAGCAAAGACAGATACGGATGAGTTTGAGAAATCAATAAATGCTGCTCTTACTACTGCAATAAATCTACAAAAGGTTCTTGCCAGCTTAACTACACCAGATGTACCTAATGGCCAAAATCCAAATCAGGCAAGAATAGATCAGCTTAACGCAAAAATTAATAGCAACCGTGCTGCAGTTAATAAGAGCAAGGGTACTACGGCAAATGACAAGAAGCTGATGAAAGAAAATGAAAAGTTAATTACAGAACTTCGTACACTAACTGGAGACCCAAATGCTGGCAAGGTTGTCAAAAAGAATATGGGTGGGCTAATTAAGAGGTTGGCTGCTGGCGGATTTGCCATGGGTACAGACACTGTTCCTGCAATGCTTACTCCAGGAGAATTTGTTGTTCGTAAGTATGCAGTTGAAAACTTTGGCAAGGATAATCTAAAGGCTATCAATAATGGAACATACTCTGGCGAATCAGTGTATAATTATGAATTGAACATAAATATGTCTGGCACAAACCTAAGTGCAGATGACGTGGCAAAGACTGTTATGTCAAAGATTAGACAGATAGATTCACAAAGAATACGAGGGAACACTCTATAATGGCAACTAGTCAATACATGTCTGGTAGAAGAAAGTACCAAAGGCCTCAAGCCTTGCTATTTTCTGACAATCCTGGAGTTGTAGATTCTGGATATCTGGTTCCAGTAGGTTATGAAATTGGAGCAGAGACTCAATCGGTAAATGACCAAAGCCTAATTGATCAGTTTTTAATCCTATCAGATGACAATAGAGAAGCCCTATCTATGGCTATCCAAAGAATTGAAAATCGTGAGCGTATGATTAATGGTAGAATGAGATCACACCACATAGCCGATAAAAGAACAATCTCTGTATCCTGGAAAGACCTTCCATCAAGAGCATTCTCTGGAGATCCAAACTTTAATATTGCTACTGGAAAGCCAGCTCTATATAATACTGGAAAGCCAGCTGCCCTAGACAACATTTTTACTACTGATGGTGGTGCAGGTGGGGTTGAGCTAAAGCATTGGTATGATATGCACAAGGGGCCATTCTGGGTTTTTGTTGCATATGACAACTATCGAGAGCTTGGGCTAAGTAGTCCGTCAGGACAGCAACCTAATTTACAAAAGTATAATGAGGTTATCGAGATGTATATTACAGACTTTAGCTATTCAGTTCAGAGACGTGGTGGGGCTACCTATGATCTATGGGACGTGTCTATAACGCTAGAGGAAGTATAAAGTGTTTATTGATAATAGTCTTAAAAATCATCTAGAAACTTCTGGAACTATAAAATCCAAGGCGGTCGTGCTTGCTGAGTGGAACATGAATTCCATGGATAATATAGACCATGTTGGCAATTATAGACATAGACCACTAGAAACTAATTCTATTTACAGGACAACAATCAACACCTTTGATGTAAATGATGAGGGAAACTTCTATACAGACGCAACCTATTCTGATATTAAAATTGATGGCGGATTTTCAGATACAAATGAGCCAGTAGTTTTTCAGCCAAGAATTGAAAAAGAACAGTCGCTGTACTCTCTAGAAGACTGCTTTGGAAAGTTTAGGCCAAGATCTGGAATCAATAAGCTCAGGTATTTTGACAATAGGTTTTCTCATCACACAAATATTAGTATGGCCCAAAGACCAAGGTACTATATGGCAGATAGATATGATCAGTTTAAGTATTGGACATCATATAGGCTAGAGGAGAACATTGAGCGTGGAATTGCAAAAAATGTTTTAAATGGTCAATTTTTTATAGACGATGCAGCACCATTTGTGGTATACAAAAATGCAGTTCCTGCAAATAGACTTGTTGTCAAAATGCAAACAAATGTTGGTGATGTTGACCTAGGACCTTTTACTAACTCGTATGGCTCTTTTACAGATCCTCTATATGGCAATGAAAATAAGACAACTCCAATTAAGTGGAAAATTCAAACACTGCAAGGCGGAGGATGGGTAGATGCAATATCATTTGACGCATCATCAGTCAGGTCTGACGGTTCTCCAATTGTTGGATCAGACGGTTATGTAGAGATTCAGTTTGGACTGATAGTTCCTAGAGAGTATGCTAGTAACTTTAGACATGCTGGAGATTTACTAGTAGATACCCTACTGCCAAATAATGCATTTGAAGGTGACGCTTTTCTAGTTAAAGCAAGCGATTCTGAACTTGGGCAGTATTATATTTGGTCAAACGGAGGGTACAGAACCTTCACCCCATCATATGGCTGGAAACTATATGAAGAGTCTAATACTAGCATCTCTGGACTAGTAGCTAATTTAGTAGATGTCGACAAATATAACGATATTGGTTCTGGACAGACAAAATATAGAGATCTGGAATATATTTCTGGCATTAGAATTATCGTAGATACCATGAACAAGATTGACTCTACTTTTGACCTTATTGAGATGTCTCCTAGGCTAATTGCAGATTTATCAGATTCTGTTCTAGACTTTAATATTACTAAGCAGGCATCAGATTTAGGGATAAATGGGTTGCCAGTCGGACAGCTGTTAGCTTCTACTGGATCCCTACAGCTATTCGACGAGACCCAGGCTTTTAATCCAAATAACCCGAATAGTTTAATAGCAGGGCACTTGGATAAAAAAATTCAGTTTAAGTTCTATGAAGGTGTTTTAGAGGTCGCAGATTCTACCAATTACTATGTTCCAATTAAAACGCTATACTCAGAGTCAGCACCAACTTTTGACAACTCTTCAAAAATGGTTACGGTTGACCTAAGAGACATGTTCTTCTATTTTGAGTCACTCACCGCACCACAGATTTTTGTGCAAGGTGCATCATTAAGCTATGCAGTTTCGCTACTTCTAGACAATATAGGGTTCTCAAATTATATGTTTAAAAGGGTACCAGGAGAAGTTGAGGAAATAATTCCAGACTTCTTTATCCCACCAGACAGAACTGTTGCTCAGATATTACAGGAGATAGCCATATCTACCCAGACCGCAATGTTCTTTGACGAGTATAATAATTTTATCATGATGAGCAAAAACTATATGATGCCATCATCAACCGATAGAGCAACAGATTTAACATTGTATGGAAATGACATTCTTTTAGATTCTGATGGAAATGAGTTGCCATATATTGATCACGTAAGCTCAACATCCTTGCTGCCAAAATCAAAAGCAGGTGGAGTGTATACTGTAGGCGAAGAAAATGATATCTATGTCTGGTCTGATGATGCAGATGCTTGGGTTGCTGCAGGAACTTATGTTAGCACTAAAAATCCTGCAAATATTGTAGAGCTAACTTCAGAAACTAACCACATATACAATGGTGGAAAAATTATCTATACCCCTAGATACTTGCAAAAGAGCTATGGATCAATTCGCCAGGCATATTTAGTTGACCAGGATAAAACTTGGATTTATAAGCCTGCGTTATTGTGGGAGGTAGCTGGAACAGAAAAGACTAAGTCTACCAATGGCGAGATATCTAATCAGTCATCATTTGTGCTTGGTGCAATACCACTAAACTCAAAACTTACAAAAGAACTGCCACAGGTAGTTAATCACAGGCTTATCAATAACACCATTGATTTTGGAGAAGGAATATACTGGATCACAAGATACAATGGATACTTTTACTCAAATGGCGAAGTAATAAAGTTTGATGCAGTGCAGTATAACGTTCCAAAAAATGTTATTGGTGATTCTGGAATATCTGTAGAAGATAATAACGTTTGGATAACAAGTGCACAAGAATATGAGAATTACTTTTCAAAACTATCGTTTAATGGAAAAATGTATCCAACTGGACTTGTAAGGGTTTATGCCGAGCCTAACTATGAAATAGTGGGCGGAGTTACAAGACTTAAGAATGGTTCAGTCGCTAAACACGGTAGGGGCCAATTTGGGACACAGGTAGTAGATCATGAAGCAGGGCTAAGTGACTACTGGTCTAATCCACAAAATAGAAGGGCATGTACTATGGACTCTTCATACCTATTTTCTGACGCAGACATTCCGTCTACAGCTATCGGCTCGGCTGGTGTAAATAATACAATTGCTGCCAAGACAACAGCTAATGGTATTATCAAAAATTTCTTTAGCAGTTCTTACATTGCTGAATCAGAACTAAATAGCCTTAGGGCAACACAGTCTGGGACTGTTCAGTCATCAGCACTAGTTCTAAACGGACCATCTTTTACAACAACTGAGGATCCATTAGACTCGGTTTCATATATCTATAAGCCGCTAGACTCCCAATATAGACACTTTGGAACTAGGATGAGAATTGTCGGTAAAGCTGAAAATAACCTAGACAGACCACAAACTCCAATTGGTAGCACATCATATTATTCAACCACAAATAGTAATAGCTCAACAGTAAATGTCGGCGGTGCTTCTGGAGGTCTGGCAGTAATGCTTAACCCAGAAACAAATATAGGATACTACTTTGAAATTGCAGCACTAACAGATACTAATCTAGAAAGCTCAAATACTGGAGATAACATTTATAACATAATGTTCTACAAGGTCAAGCAAAAAGCTGGCACTACAGAGGCCATACCAGTAAGGCTTTGGGCAGGACTAACACAGATTTTGGTTGATAATGGAACATTTGTTGGGCAGTCTAGGGTATTTGGTGAGGCAGCAACTACGGTATACGATTTAGCAGTTGAGTATGAAAATATTGGATCTACCAGAAAGTTCTACTTATATGTAAATAATAATATTGTTGCAATAGTAGAAGACGATGACCCTCTGCCAATTTACAACAATATGGCACTATTCGTACGTGGATCAGCTAGATGTATGTTTGAAAATATTTATGCTATTTCAAATAACTATGGCAAGGACGCTGTCTATACTCTAGATACTCCAGTCAATTCTGTATTCGGAGATGATGAGATAAATGTTAATGAGTCTTTTAGAAAGTACGCAATGAGTGGAATGGTTCAGTCAACATATCTATCTGGAATAGGATCGTCATCAGCACCAAAATATAATTTATATTTTGAGGAATTTGGAACAATTATGAGAGAGGCTGCATACTTTAACGTTAGGTATGACAAAGCCTTCCCAGCACTTTTTGCCAAACTGTCACCAACCTTTAATAATATAAAAGGATACACGGTGTCTGGATTTGTTGCAGGGGCGTATGGTGCAGAGTTCTTAGTGTTCAACGCTACAGATACGGCCCTCAGCCTTGATGAGTCTAGCGGTAACTACCTAAGAATTCAAGGAGTGACGTTCACTCAACAATCTCCAAGTGAATTATCTGTTGACGAGTATTTCTCTAAAAAGAGTGATCTATCAAATCCTCAAATATCAAAATCAAACCTTGTATACTCCCCACTTGTTTCTCAGCAAGAATATATGGATATAAAATATAGTCGTGCAACTCATGGAAAAAAGGAGTTTTCGCTAGAAGCTCCATACATTCAAACCAGAGACGATGCAAATACTATGATGGGATGGCTAGCATCTAAAATTATGAAGCCTAGAAAGTCTATTGGTATTAAACTATTCTCTATGCCAATTGTTCAGCTAGGTGATATAGTAGATATTGAATATATTAGCAACCAGGGATTTGATGAGGTTGGTAGCAACAGATTTGTTGTTTATAATATTCAGTACTCTAATGGGGCCAAGGGGCCATCCATGACTCTATTTTTAAGTGAGGTAGTTTAATTGGTAGATGCAGTCCCAACACAATCATTTTTAGAAAATAAAATTTCGCCATCAAGGCCAGCGGTAAAGATAGCAACACCAGACCTAATTCTTGAAAACAATGAGCAGGTTGAAATTGAGGTGATGGCTGACCTAATCTTTGAAGATATCGGTGGTCAGGAGATCATCAATATCGCCAGGACAGATTTGGTTAATGGGCAAAACATAAAGTATGCCCCAATTAAAAATCTACTAGATATTAACTTTCAGTATAACTCCAAAAATATTATGTCTTTAGAGAGTACGTCAGAGACATACTTTAATAACTTTCCTATTCGCTTAGACAACCATATTCCAAATGTTGGCAACGGGCCAAACGGAGAATATTTGTACATAGATTCACAAACTGGAAATCTTGTCATCAATGTTGTGAATATGCAGCAGGGTGAGCAGGTAGAGGTTCAGATCTTGACGGCTGGCGAACTGATAGATGATACAATATATACAGGATAACTATGATTACTAATACTGGAAAAGACATTATTGCCAAATACCTAATTGGCCAGGCACCAGCGTATGCCTCATACATTGCTGTTGGCTGTGGAGCAAAGCCACTAAGCTCTGACGGAGTGCTAGGGGACTACTCTGACAAGAAGAATTTAGACTTTGAAATGTTCCGTGTACCTATTATTTCACGAGGGTATGTAAACGAAGATGACATTTCAAAGGTTGTATTTACTGCAGAACTACCTTCTGAAGAAAGATATGAAATAACTGAAGTTGGAGTTTACTCTGCTGGTTCTAACCCAGCTGTAGGGGCATATGACAGTAAAACTCTTTATGCATTTAATAATGAGGCTTGGGAATATCACAGCGTAAATCCAGCCCAGGCAATAGCAATTCCAACAATCTATGAGCCATTGGATGGAGACTTTAAGGATAATGGAATCCATGATGAGGCAGGATATCCAGCAGAAGGAAAGCCAGTATTTCAAACCAATGCAGATAACAGAATTTTTGCAGATATCACAAGAACTGCAAGATATGAGAGATGTAGATTTTTAAATAATATTATTGTTATGTCTGGAGACAGTTCTACTCTTACACTGTCTGGGGGACATCTTTCTCCAGATGAAAACTCAAACCACATTCACCTAATTGGTGCCAACCTTAGCCTTAATCAGAATGCTCCAAATGATGAGCTTAGGCTTGCCTTTTCTGTTATCAATAAGTCGGTAGAGGATCCAGATCCAGACACAGTAAAGATACTTCTTGAGTTTGCATCAACAGATGTCCATAATGAAGCTGGCTCTCAGTTTGCTAGATTTGAAGTAGTTCTGGAAAACGGCACTGGCCCAGGGCAGCAAGATTTTTCTACCAATAGGTACGTGGTGTCCAAGAAACAGCTACAGGAACTATACAAGAGTAATGGGTTTACGTGGAGCACTGTTGATGTTGTTAAGATATATGCCTCAGTTGAAGTAGATGGTGTGCCATCAGAAAACTATTACGTATGTTTGGATGCACTAAGGCTGCAAAATCTTTCCACTGCTAATCCGCTATACGGACTAACTGGATATTCTGTAATTAGAAATAAGGATTCTCAAACGATTGTAAAAGCCGCTAACACCACCAACTTCATTGAGTTTAGATTTGCAATGGACGTGCAATAATGGCTGATCAAGGAATCAAGAATGTCACCATTCTAAATGCCGATCTTCCTATTATTAATGCAAAGATTAACGGCTATGCTGTCCGCTATAGAATAGTGTCTGAAGACAAAAACAGAACTTCTCACTGGTCACCAGTTCATTACCTAGATGCTGGATACACATATGTTCCTGGACAGGACCCAGATGTCATAAAGACTGGTAATGCTGTATCTGTAGTATGGGACAAGGTAGAGATTCTAAAAAATGGCAACTCTATTGGGAAGATTAGAGACTACGAGCTATGGATAAAATGGGGTAAGTCTGGTAATGGCGACTGGATTTACGAGGGTAAGTCTAGTGTAAATAGCCTATTAACCATGATTCCACAAACATATTATGTAAATGGTGTAGAGCAGCTAGAAAAGCCAAACCAGTTTTCTATAGAGATTTATCTGGAGAGTGTTCCAGTTTCTAGGGATAACACTGGACTGCTTATGTATTCAGCGTCCAACGTAACTGTTTAATGGTATAATATAGATTATGGCAAAAATTCCGCTACCTCAAAGAGGACAACCAATCGATCTGGCATACCTATATGAGATTGCAAATGCTATCAATAATCTATCTGCACAGATTTCACCATCAGCATATAAGTACGTGACCGTAGATACCCCAACATCTGGTAAGCAGAATGTCAAGGCATCTGAGGCAAAAATTATTGGTGGGTACATTGAAGTAGCTAATAACAGCACTGTTTCTGCCAGTAACGAAAAAGAGTTTTCTTATGCAATTACAGGCGGAGAGTTTAAGTACGCACCAATTGTTACTGCAACCCCAGTTATGATCGGAACTACAGATGCTGGTAAAAGTGCTAGCGTTATTTTAAAGAATGTAACAACTTCAAAGGTAGAGGGCATTGTTAAGTTCAATGTTTCTGGAGATGCCAAGGTTGGAATTAACCTGATTATTGTAGGTATTCCTAACTAGGAGATATAGTGTCTATCAAAAAAGGTAGCATTGAGCAAGAAGGTTATAACTCTGCTCCAATAATTCCTGGAAGTAAAAAAGTCTGGTTTCTTAATGGAGACCTAGTTCGTGTACACCATCTGAACAAATCAAACGGCATTATGTCTGTTTATAATATTATTAAAGATCAGATTGAAAGCTGCTTAATTAGTGATTTTAAGAAAAACCGTGAACGTGCTTTTACTGTCGGAGAGACCGCAACTTTGGTAAATAGGCATAAAAAGTACATGCCCAATCTTATGAAACGTGGAGTGATTCCATTTCCTACTGGATCTCAAAAAGGTGGGGCAACTGGCTGGCAGGTAAGAAGTTATTATTCAGAGTCGCAAGTTCGTGAAATTCGTGATATACTAGCCTCCTACCATCAGGGTAGACCAAGAGCAGATAAATTAATAACAAATGACATAACTCCTTCACGTCAGGAGTTGACAAGGCGTATGGGTGATGGTATACTAACCTATACAAGGACAGAAGACGGACGATTCATTCCAATTTGGGGCGAATCTATATAGTTAGGACAAACGGGTATGGACGAAACTAAAATCAATGTGGCACTGGGCTACACTCTAAATTTGGGTAATTTCCAGTCATTACGAATTGACATTGGTATTCAAGACTCCAAGCGAGATGGAGAAACAACGAATGACGCATTTGAGCGTATCTATAAGTATGTAGAAACCAAGCTGGCAGAGAAGATCGCTGAGAACCAGGATAGCTAATGGCTGTAGAACGCAAAGACCGTATGGCTTTGCTTTCTCGCTATAGCAAGCTTCACACTGCTAAGTATAAAGAAAAGCCTTTATTAAATTTAAATGTCGAGCAATGGGCTGCTGATGCACTCATTGAGTCGTACGGACTACCATTTTGCTATGACTTGCTAGAGTACTACTTTGATACTGCACAGTCTCCAACTTGGAAATACTTTGCCAACTATGCTGATAAGATTGTTGATGCAAGAGAAGACTATAAGAGAGATTTACAAGAGAGGGCCGAGCGTCGCAAGGCAGCAAAGGCGTGGTTAAATGAATAATACAGAATCAAAACTAATTTCAGCAGTGCTTTCAGACAAGCAGATGCATGTCCTACTTCAGGCTAACGTCGAGACACTATTACGTACCCATAACGACATTTGGAACTTTATTCGAAACTATTCAGAGAATAATGGATCAGTTCCACCAGTAAATCTAGTTGTAGAAAAGTTCCGTGACTTTCAGCCAATACAGGGCGTGGGATCTACCAAGCATCACCTAGAAGAGCTACAGGTAGAATACCTAAACGATAGCCTAAAGGATATCCTTCGATCTGCTGCTGCAGAAGTGCAGGGTGGCGAAGGCTCAAAGGCCCTAGAAGAGCTAATCACTAAGACATCAGAGCTAAAGAAGAATACCTCAGTTATTCGTGATATTGATGCCACTGACCTTGAGTCTGCATTGGCATATTATGAAAACGTACAGAAGCAGAAAGAACTAGGTCAGCTTGGAATTAAGACTGGTCTGGCAGGCTTTGATAACTATTTGCCAGCAGGAATTATGCCAGGTCAGCTTGGTGTGTTCCTAGCTTACCCAGGAATTGGTAAGTCGTGGATGGCACTATATTTTGCGGTACAGGCATGGAAGCAGGGCAAGTCGCCACTAATTATTTCTCTTGAAATGAGCGAGACAGAAGTTCGTAACCGTGTATTTACAATCATGGGTGAGGGACTATGGTCACACCGTAAGTTGAGTGATGGACAGATTGACCTAGACGATCTAAAGCGTTGGCACAAGAAGGATCTTGCTGGCAAGCCAGAGTTCCATATTATCTCCAATGATTCTGGTGGAGAGGTGACTCCATCCGTTATTCGTGGAAAGATTGACCAGTACAAGCCAGATCTCATTATCGTGGACTATCTGCAGCTAATGAGTCCAAACCAGAAGTCTGACAATGAGACAGTACGCATGAAGAACCTATCTCGTGAACTAAAGCTTCTTGCAATTAGTGAAGAGATTCCAATTATTGCTATCTCGTCAGCTACTCCAGATGACGTTAATAAGCTAGACACTGTTCCTACGCTAGGACAGACAGCCTGGTCTCGCCAGATTGCATACGATGCCGACTGGGTCTTAGCATTAGGTCGTGCGACTAACTCAGATATTATTGAGTGCGTATTCCGCAAGAACCGTAACGGCTTTATGGGTGAGTTTATGGTTCAGGCTGACTTCGACAAGGGCTGGTACAAATACAAGGACTTTGAAGATAACTAGTTATAATTGTGTATGATTAGCTTGCATCATAGGCCAATTAAGATGTTCTCTTTAGATGGCGTTATAAGTGATGAGAGAAACATTGCTAGGTTAAAAATTGAATACATAAGACTATTATTGCTAGAAATGAAGCTAGCTGGGTATGTGCAAAGATTGGATATTGACCCAGACTTCACGATAAGCTATAATAATTACAAAGAATCATTTGAATTTAAATTATCAATACATGGAACATATATAGGGAAAAGAAGAAGCGAATGCGTAGTGGGGATAGACGGAACAAGGGTGATATATACACAGCCGAGCAAGTCAAGCGAGTCCTACTCGGATCAGGAATCACAATTGAATCAGAAGTAGATTCAGACTACATTATATTTTGTCCATTCCACAATAATTCTAGATCTCCAGCAGGAGAAGTCGATAAATCGAATGGCACATTCTTTTGCTTTTCTTGTCAGCATGTTGCAAGCCTAATAGAGGTTGTAATGCACACATCAGCTAGATCTTATTTTGAAGCCATTCGCTTCATCAAGAGCAAAGAGGCAGAGTCTAATCTGTCACAAGAAATTGGAAAGCAGCTAATAGCCAAACCCGACTTCGTACAATATGACCAAGTACTAATTAAAAGATTAAACCAGCAGGCTCTTGATTCACCACGAGCCATGCGTTACTATGCTGGTAGACTTATCACAGAAGAATCTGTTAAAAAGTTTGGCCTCGGTTTTTCCGAAAAGCAGGACATGGTGACTATTCCAGTCCATTCTCCAGATGGTATGGAGATTGGCTTTGTTGGCAGATCTATTGAGGGCAAAGAGTTTAAGAATACTCCAGGACTGCCAAAAAGCAAGACCTTATTCAATATTCATCGAGTTAAGGCATCTAATACAGTTTATGTGGTAGAATCGTCTTTCGATGCAATTAGATTGGATCAGTGTGGATTCCCAGCGGTAGCAACTTTGGGAGCCAACGTATCTACATCGCAAACAGACCTACTACAAAAATACTTCAATAATGTAATCGTTATTGCAGACAATGATGAAGCAGGCGGTAATATGAAAGACAGGATCTTGGAAAGACTTGGCTCACGTGTTACCGTAATTAAGATAGATAAACAATATAAGGATATTGGCGATATGTCTGATGAGGCTATTCTAGAATTAGACACATCATTTGACAATTCTATTGCCAGTATGCTACAATAAAAAACCATTATAAAACAAGGAGAATAATGAGCGTAATTAGAGGGCTAAAAGATATCGGTGCACTAGTCGATAAGCCAAAATATGAAAGCACAGGAGCAAAGGTTCGTTGGGTAAAGCTAGCTGACGGTCAATCAGCAAAGATCCGCTTTGTTGAGGAGCTTGATTCAGATTCTGCCAACTACTCTGAAGACCGTGGTCTTTCTGTAGTGATTGCAGAACACACAAACCCAAAGGACTTTAAGCGTAAGGCAGCATGTACCATGGACTCAGAGGGTCGCTGCTTTGGTTGTGAAATGGCACGTAAGGAGCCAAAGTCTGGATGGCGTTCACGCCTACGTTTCTACTGCAACGTGCTAGTAGATGACGGCACTGAAGATCCATACATTGCTGTATGGTCTCAGGGTATCTCAAAGCAGTCTGCTTTCAACAACATTCGTGAGTATGCACTAGATACTGGTTCTATCTCGAACCTGGAGTGGAAGCTAAAGCGTAATGGTCAGGGAACAGAGACCAACTATACTCTTCTACCAAGCAAGCCAGATACTGAGCCTTTTGTTTGGGGAGAGCACGAGTTCTTCAACCTAGAGAAGGTTGTTCGTGAAGTTCCTTATGCAGAGCAGGAGTCGTTCTACTTTGGATTCGACACACCATCTGTTACCTCAAGTAACATTGACTGGTAAGAAATAATTTAGATGGGGGTAGCTATCTGGCTACCCTCATTTATCTTACACGTATTGACAAGACGTTTAAACTGTGTCATAATTTTATAAATTGTAAAAGTAGTATAAAGGAAAATATGAGCTACGTAGGTCTTCACGTCCACACACACTATAGTCTATTCGACGGAATTGCAACTCCTCAGGAATATGTAAACCGAGCAGCTGAGCTAGGCATGCCAGCTATTGCAATTACAGACCATGGATCCTTGTCTGGACACAGAGAGATGTTCCGTGCAGCAAAGGAAAAGGGCATCAAGCCAATCCTTGGTGTTGAGGGATATATTACTAGAGATCGTCTAGATCACGAAGATAAAAAGAGCAAGAATGATCCACTGGATCTAAACTATAACCACCTCATTATTCTTGCCAAGAATGATAAAGGGTTAGAGAATCTTAATAAGCTTAATGAGATTGGCTGGACAGAGGGATTCTTCAAGAAGCCACGCATTGACTGGGAAGTGCTAGAGAAGTATAAGGATGGACTTATTATTACCTCTGGTTGTCTTTCTGGAGTATTGGCCAAGGCAATCGAGTCTGATAATCTAGCATATGCAAAAGAACACATTAAGTGGTGTAAAGAGACTTTTGGCGATGACTACTATATTGAGGTAATGCCACACAACCCAGCTGAGATTAACAACATGTTGCTAGACTTGGCAGATGAGTTTGGGGTAAAGCCAGTAGTAACTCCAGACTGCCACCACTCAGACCCATCTCAAAAAGAGATTCAGGAGCTAAAGCTTATCCTTAACTCTTATGCTAATAAGACTGAGAAAGATGTTACATACGAAGAGTCAAAAGAGTATGACAATCTTATGGATCGTCTAGACTACCTATACGGCAAAGATCGTCAGATGTCTTTTAACAAGTTTGAGATTCACCTACTATCTGATGAAGAAATGCGTAACTCTATGAAGGCTCAGGGTATCGACCGTGAGGACATGTACGAGACTACGCTAGAGATTATGAACAAAATTGAAGAATATTCAATTCGTGATAACCAGGACCTTCTACCTGTACAGTATCAGAATCCAGATGCAGAACTCTACGAGCTAGCAATTGCTGGTCTAAAGCAGCGTGGCTTAGATACAAATGAAGAGTATCTGGCACGTCTAGACGAAGAGCTAAAGGTTATTAAGGATAAGAAGTTTGGTCCATACTTCCTTGTAGTTCGATCTATGATTGCCTGGGCTAAGAAAGAAGACATCATGGTGGGGCCAGGACGTGGTTCTGCTGCAGGCTCGCTATTATGCTATGCTCTGGGAATTACAGACATTGATCCTATTCAGCATGGACTGTTGTTTTTCCGCTTTATTAACCCAGAGCGTAACGACTTCCCAGATATCGATACAGATATTCAGGACTCACGTCGTGAAGAAGTAAAGGACTATCTGGTTCGTCAGTATCGTCACGTAGCCTCTATCGCCACCTTCCTTGAGTTTAAGGGCAAGGGTATTGTTCGTGATATTGCACGTGTACTTAACATCCCACTAGTTGACGTTAATAAGGTGCTGAAGGTTGTAGATGACTGGGATGACTACTGCACATCAAAGCAGGCTGAATGGTTCCGTGAGAAGTATCCAGAGATCGAGTCATACGGAGAGCAGCTTCGTGGACGAATTCGTGGTACTGGCATTCACGCTGCTGGTGTTGTTACAGCCAAGGAGCCAATCTTTAAGTATGCTCCAATGGAGACACGAACTGCACCAGGAACAAAAGAGCGTATCCCAGTAGTTGCGGTAGATATGACAGAGGCAGAGCGTATTGGTCTTATTAAGATTGACGCACTTGGACTCAAGACACTGTCTGTTATTCAGGATACTCTAAAGATTATTCAGGAACGTGAGGGTAAGACTATTGATTTGCACACCATAAACATGGAGGATGCAAATGTCTATAGAATGCTGTCTGATGGATTTACTAAGGGCGTATTCCAATGTGAAGCTACACCATATACCAACTTGCTAGTTAAGATGGGTGTCAAGAACTTTGCAGAGCTTGCAGCATCTAACGCCTTAGTTCGTCCAGGTGCTATGAATACTATTGGTAAGGACTATATTGCTCGTAAGCACGGTAAGCAAAACATCGCCTATCACCACACAGTAATGAAGGCTTTTACCCAGGAGACCTACGGATGTATTCTATATCAGGAACAGGTTATGCAGGCTTGTACAGAGCTTGGAGGCATGACGATGGCTGAGGCTGACAAGGTTCGTAAGATCATTGGTAAGAAGAAGGATGCCAAAGAGTTCGACCAGTTTAAGGATAGATTTGTCAAGGGAGCATCCCAATACCTATCGCCAAACGTCGCAGAAGAGCTCTGGACGGACTTTGAGGCTCACGCAGGGTATTCCTTTAACAAGTCTCACGCTGTAGCCTATTCAACGCTTTCTTACTGGACTGCATGGCTAAAGTACTACTACCCAATCGAGTTCATGTATTCATTGCTCAAGAATGAGGGTGACAAGGATGCCCGTACAGAGTATCTAATTGAGGCTAAGCGTATGGGTATTTCTATTAAGTTGCCACACATCAATGAGTCAGACATTGACTTTAAGATTGAGGGCAAGGGAATCCGATTTGGGCTAAGTGCAATCAAGTACATCTCGGACAATATTGCTGGCAAATACATGGAGGCAAGACCATTCAGCTCATATAAGGAGCTAGAAGAGTTTACCTTTACCAAGGGAAGTGGTGTCAACAGCCGTGCACTTCAAGCACTGCGACTAGTTGGTGCTGCAACGTTTGAGGATAATCCTAGGAATGACGAAGAGATTCGTGAAAACCTATACGAGTACCTAAACTTGCCAGAATTCAACATGTCTGTTCCTGCACACTACCACGCATTTATTAATGACGTAGAGGAGTACGAGGAAAAGGGTGCTTTCATTTTGATGGGCATGGTTAAGACTATTAAGCGTGGCAAGGGCTGGTCTAGAGTAGAGATTCTAGACAAGACTGGCAGCGTTGGGGTATTTGACGAAGAGCAGACTGCAATTGAAACTGGTAAGACATACATTGTTCTTGCTAGCGATAATAGGATTGTATCAGCAGTGCCAGTAGAAGACCTTAAGAATTCAACTAGCGGATTCGTTAAGTTCCTGAACTATAGAATGTTGCCATATAAGGATGACCAGAAGTTTGTGGTTTCTTTTAAGCCAAGAGTAACTAAGGCAGGAAAGAAGATGGCCTCGCTAGTCCTTGCAGACACTGACCGTGATCTACATTCAGTAACCGTATTCCCAACAGCATTTGCTAAGGCATACATGAAGATTGAAGAAGGTAATGCCTACAACTTTAAATTTGGACAAACAAAAGACGGAACAGTAATTATGGAGGATGTTGAAAGTGTTTGATGAAATTGCTAAAGAGCTACATGAGGTAGCACAGGAAAAAGGTTTTTGGGATATGTTGGATGGCCATCTGGCTACCACATCTCAGGAACAAAGGGATATTTTTATGACCAAGCAACTAATGATGATAGTATCAGAAGCTGTAGAAGTTATGGAAGCAATTAGAAAGTCGCATGGTCCAGAAGCAGTTGCGGATGAGATGGCGGATATTATTATTCGCACACTTGATCTATATGCTGGCCTTTTGGATTGGGAGTACACAAATGTATCATTGGACGAGGCATTTGAGAAAAAGACTGGATACAACAAGACTCGTCCAGAAAGACATGGAGTGAAATTCTAATGACCGTAACAGTATACACAAAGCCATCATGCGTACAGTGTGATCAAACCAAGAGGTTTCTTGACAAGGCTAATATTGAATATAAGACGATTGATATTACAGAAGATCAAGAGGCATTTGACAAGATTATTGGAATGGGCTTTAAGTCAGCACCAGTAGTAATGACAGATAAAGACTCTTGGGCAGGATTCAATCCATCTAAGCTTTCTAAGTTAGTAGAGGAGTCGCTATAATGACAACAATCGAAGAGGCGTTAGCACAGCTAGATCCTAAGATACGCAAGCGTCTGGGGCCTGCTGTAGGTATTAAAACAGAGTTTCAACCTACTCCTAGTCCAGGTCTTAACAAGGCTTTGGGTGGCGGATTGCCATATGGTAGACAGGTTTTGCTGTGGGGCAGCAAGTCAAGTGCTAAGTCGTCTCTATGTCTACAGACAATCGGTTTGGCTCAAAAAGAAGGCAAGCTATGTGCCTGGGTAGATGCCGAAATGTCATATGATGAGGAATGGGCAAAGAAGCTTGGTGTTGATACCACGCAGCTAATTTATTCAGAAGCACGTAGCATTAACGATATGGTTGATGTAACTGTTGCACTGCTGCATGCAGGTGTAGACATGATTGTTATTGACTCAATTAGCTCTTTGCTGCCAGCGGTATACTTTGAAAAAGATTCTACCGAACTAAAGCAGCTGGACCAGACTAAGCAGATTGGATCAGAATCTAAAGACCTAAAGCATGCTTGGATGATGATTAACTATGCTAATAACCAGGAAAAGCCAGCACTAGTTGTTGCCATCTCTCAGGCACGTAATAATATTACTGCAATGTATACGCAGTCTGTACCTACTGGTGGAAATGCTACGCAGTTTTTCTCATCAACTATTATCAAGCTATTCTCGTCTGGATCAGACAACCAGGCAATTAAGGCTAAGATTAAGGTTGGGGACAAGCTTATCGAGCAAAAGGTTGGTAGAAAGATTCGCTGGGAAGTTCAGAACTCTAAGACATCTGCACCAGGAGATAGCGGAGAGTATGACTTCTACTTCAAGGGAGACGAGATTGGTATTGATGCAGTAGGAGACCTTGTAGATACCGCAGAACTCCTAGGAATTGTAGAGCGAACTGGTGCCTGGTATATCTTGCCAGATGGCTCAAAAGTGCAAGGCAGGGATGCATTTGTAAACCATGTTAAGGGTGACAAAGAGCTTCAGGAATCAATCAGGGCAAAGATCAATGGCGAAGTATAACATTTATAGTGGTCAGTTTAAATGCCAAGTTTGTGGCAAGAGCGTGAACTCGCTTAGATCGTATCCAGAAACTAAAGAGCTTACGTGGATGTGCTCTGATAAGCATGTTAGCAGGGTAAGCCTAGATACTAAAAAGAGCAAGAAAGATTATGAGCGAAAAGAGCGAGAGTAAACGTATTGGTGCCAAGCAGCACAAAAACTCTGGCAGGGGAACTCACAAGGGAGATGCCACATGGGAGAACTTCACGGTTGATTTTAAAGAGGTGGGTAAAAGCTTTACTATTAACCGTGAGGTTTGGGCGAAGGCTACTACTGATGCTATTAGAAATAACAATGATCCTGCAATTGTGGTTGTTATTGGAGATAGTGGCATTAAAACACGATTAGCTATAATCGAGCTTGGCCTGCTAGAGCAGCTAATCGATGGGGTATAATAGTAGCATGAACTATGATGAATTGGTAAAGTCTCAGCCATATGTAAGTAACCAAGACTTCGAACCCATAGTGGTTTCAGATGTTTTGCTGCCAGAACATATTGAAGAGATATACCAAACAATATCATACCTACCAGAAGAAAAGACTAGAGTGCAGCCATGGGCTGGACACAAGATATGGGATACTACATTCTCAAAAGAGATCGAGGATAGAATAACCAAAGTCGCACAGTCTGTACTAGGTGATGCTGTAGTTTTAAACTACGACTATTCTTTCGCTAGATACTCTAGAAAATTTGGCTATGAGTGCAAGCTATTTCCACACTATGACACCAGAGAATCACAGAGAATAACTTTTGACATTCAGTTGAGAGCTAGTGAACCATGGGCAGTTGTTGTAGAGAACAAGAGATTCCCACTAGAAGATAACCAGGCTTTAATATTTGCAGGCACACAGCAAATTCACTGGAGAGAAAACATTACAATCTCAGAGGATGCAGAAATCGATATGATATTCTGCCATTTGGAGTATGTAGATTCAAAACCATTAGATCCTGGACAGGATGAAATTTTACGTGAAAGAGCAGACTTCCTAATGCGAGAGTCTGGGATTGGAAATGAGGTAATCACAAATGAAGTCTAATGAAGTTAATGAGGTCATTAAGGGCTTGCTTACTGAGGATGAGGTCAAGGAGATCTATACAGAAGTAGAAAAGTCCTACAATAACTATATTATGGAACATCTTGGTCAGCAAGTGTTTGACTTTAGAATGCCAGATTCTGTGATGCACAAAATCCTAAAGGTATGTAAAGAGCTTTCTGGAATAGAAGACTTGATCCTAGAGGCATATCAGTTTGCTAGATATGAAAAATTTGTTAGACCAGACGGAGTCGTTTCAATCCCAAAGCTGGCACCACACCACGACACCTTTGATCAGCCAAGATTTACATTTGACTATCAATTAGGGTCAAACATATCATGGCCTATCTTTGTAGAGGGCAAAGAGGCTATCTTGGAGGATAATGATGCCCTCACATTTAGTGGCACTCATCAGGTACACTGGAGGCCAGAACGAGAGTGGACAGAGGGAGAGTATGTGGATATGATTTTCTGCCACCTGCACTCACCAAGCTCAGAGCCAATAACAAAAGAGCACAATGAATTAATGTTTGCTAGAGGTAAAGAATACCGTGACAAGGTTGGAATCGAGTAATTATGACTGTCGCTCCTATGCACAAGTATCTAACTGGCTTTGAGCGTTATAATAAAGCTTTGCCAATCTATGTAGAAAGACCATTCTCTATATCTGAAGTACAAGAGCTAAGAGACGCTATAGACACAATTCGATCACGTCCACTGGCTTCAGAGGTCTTGCCAGGGGACAAAGAAGAGTTTACTAGCAGTGTCAGCAGGCTAGATCCTAGAATTATGACTCACATGTCTAGGATGATTATTGAATTTAATTGCCCAGATTCTATTGAGACTATCATGGACTCATACTGCAAGCCAATACATAAAGATGAAATAAAGCTTGCACATTACAGCTATATCGACTATAATTTAAAGTACGGTGATGGAAGGTATGAGCCATCTCTGCCACCCCACATAGATAGTAATGAAAACTTAGTTACATTTAACTATCAACTTGATGGAAATATAGACTGGGAGATATATATTGACAATCAGCCATACGACCTTAAAACTGGCGATGCCATTATTTTTAGTGCAGTCAATCAGGTACACTGGAGGCCAAGGCGTGAATGGAAAGAGGGGGATTTCCTGGAGATTGTAACGTTTGATTACTCTCCACCAACAGATTGGGCATTCACTGGCGAAGACGACCCAATTGATCCAATTAAATACCCAGAACGCCTCAAGGCTTACCTAGAAGATTTATCTACAAAAAAGCAGTACCAAGATGCCTGGAACATGTATAATAGACTTTAAGAATAAAAAAGAAAGAAAATAATGCAACAAGACAAAACAACAATAGATATGGTGAATGGGCTAGCAGAAATAGCCGATTTCATGAATGACGAAGAGCTGACTCAGGCACTTACCGTCATTGCAAAATTAATTATTAAACCAGATATTCCAATCAATGTGGCTACGCTAGAGATCGTAAGACTTCAGGCAATTGCTGCTAAGATGGCATTTAGGGCAACCTGGATGGTAAACGTTGAAAAGGGAAATCGAGAGAAGAAGAACATATACTTTACGGCTCACGAGGCAATTACAGACCTTGTAGCAGCTCTTAAGTATATTGTTCGATAGGATTAGTTATGGCTAAGAGTTTACTAAAGCAAGTTCTGCTGGATACAAAGCCAGCAAAGATTAAGAATTCATTTCTTGACACTGACGCATTAATCGAGAAAATAAATTCTGGTTACATTATTAATCGTGTTGATAAGTTTCAGCAAAAGAAAACTTTTGCACCAAGCACTATCGCATTCTCTCACGGAGAGTGTCCTCGTTATTGGTATCTAGCATTTACTGGTGCCAACTTTGTAGATAATGCAGATGCCTATGGTGGTGCTAATATGACTGCTGGTACAAAGTCTCACGAGCGAATTCAGGAAGCAATGGGCAATGTCCCAGGACTGCTTGTTGATTCAGAGTTCAAGATCACCTATGATGATCCTCCAATCTTTGGGTACGGGGACGTAATGTTAAACTGGGATGACAATGAGCTACTTGGCGAAATTAAGACAATGCCAAATGAAGGTTTCGAGTATAGAAAAAACAGTGGTAAGCCAAAGCTTGGCCACCTAGTTCAGCTACTTATTTATATGAAAATAAAGAATAAGGGTAAGGCAGTTCTAATATACGAGAATAAAAATAATCATGATTTGCTGGTTTTTCCAATCGAGCTAAACCAGTACATGTATGAGTGGGTAGAGAACACATTTGAGTGGATGAGAACGGTACGGAAGGCTTGGGAAAACAAGCAGCTTCCACAAAAGAACTATCGTTCCAATTCTAAGATATGCAAGACTTGTCCTATTAAGGATGCTTGCGATAATGCTGGGCTTGGAGACATTGAAATTAAATCCTTGGAGCCCTTAGATGAAGACAAAGCATTGCCAATGGTGTGACAATAATTTTGAGACTGAAATACCATATCAAATATATTGTTCCGTAGCCTGTAGAGATCTTGCTACTAGAGAAAAGATTGCAGCAAGATACCATATTGCCAGAAGAAAGAAAAGAACTGGCAAGGTTAGGCTTTGCAATTCATGTGGAAATAATTTGTCTATTTACAACGATGATTCGCTATGTCAGAATTGTCTTGTAAATCCAAAAGAGGTGTCCAAGATACTACGAGAAATTAAGGGGTTTGCCAATGGCAAGCATAAGGAAGAATAATGAGAAGCCCAAAAATATTTGTGCTATCGATGCTAGCACTAATAGCCTTGCTTTTGCTATCTTTTCTGGTAATACCTTAGTTAGGTACGGAAAGATTAAGTTTGAGGGTACAAATGCATATCAGAAACTTGGAGATGCAGCAAAGAAGTCAATGCCATTCTTTAAATTGTTTGAGATAGATGCAATTGTGATTGAGCACACTGTATTTATTAATAGCCCAAAGACAGCATCTGACTTGGCTTTGATCCAGGGAGCACTGCTTGGTGCTGCCAGAATATCTGGGGTACGTACAGCAGGCTCTATTAATCCAATAACTTGGCAAAGCTTTATTGGTAACAATAAGCTGACTGCCAAGGAGAAGCAGGATCTGATGGCTGAGTTTCCAGGTAAGTCCAAGAACTGGTATCAAAACAAGTCTCGTGAAATAAGAAAGCAGCGAACTATCAAGTTTGTTAATACTTACTACGATAAAGACGTTCACGATGATGACGTTGCAGATGCCATTGGTATTGGGCACTATGCAATAAATAACTGGGGAAAGATTGACAAATAAATGGCAAAGCTGTATACTAATGAAGCATGGTTAAAAAAGCGATATTGGCTAGATAAGAAAACTCCAGAAGAAATCGCCAAGGAATGCGGAACTAGCGTAGAAACAATCTATGTCTATTTAGCTAAATTTAAACTAAGAAGGTCAAAACGATGAGTAGCAATTTAGAGATTCATGTAGATCAGGTAAACCACCCACAACACTACATTTCCGATCCAAGTGGTGTAGAGTGTATTCAGATCACTAGACACAGAAATTTTAATATTGGAAATGCCATTAAGTACTTGTGGAGAGCAGGATTAAAGAATGAAGATAAGCATATTGAAGATCTTAAAAAAGCCATCTTTTATATTAATGACGAGATTGAACGACTACAAGGACTTAGCAAATGACCCAGAAATTAACTCACGAAGATAGCTTTGTAACTGCCGAGGGTTTTCAGATATCACGTGGCGACATGATTCGGGTACGTGGGGAATACGGAATTCAGTTTAAGTTTTGGAGTCTAACAACTAATCAGGCCTCTGGAAGTGTCTGGGTAGACTGCTTTGAAGTTTTCCGTGGACGTGCTGGGGCCTTCAGGTCATTCCGCATAGATCGTATTAAGCGTATCCCACAAAGAGGAAAGAGGGCCAAGCGTGTCGTTTGAAGAATTAACAGTAGAACATCTTGATGAAGTTAACAAGGTTGTAGAAAAATACCTTGCAGGAAATGATCCTACCCAAATTTCTAAAGAGCTTGCAATGCCACGGCAGAGGGTTGTGTCATACATTAATGAGTGGCGTACCATGGCTGCAGATAATGCCGCTATTCGTGCTCGTGCCAAAGAGGCACTGGTGGGTGCAGATACTCATTACTCTAAGCTAATTCAGAAAGCCTATGAGGTTATTGATGAGGCAACTACAGTTGCAAACCTGGGTGCAAAGACCGCAGGTATTAAGTTGGTAATGGATCTAGAGTCTAAGCGTATTGACATGCTTCAAAAGGCTGGGCTACTAGAGAACAAAGAGCTTGCAGAGGAGATGGTTGAAATTGAAAACCGCCAAGAAGTTCTTGTTAGCATTCTTAAAGATATCGCTGCAGAGCATCCAGAGGTACGGGACAAGATTATGCGTAGGCTGTCAGAGGCCTCCAAAGAAAAAGAAGTAATTACGGTAGTGGTAAATAACGATGTTTGATGATTTTTTAGAAGCACTGAAAGCTGATAATTTTGCAGAGCGTCCTGTAGACGCTAAGACATTCGTCGAGGGCGAAGAGTATCTTAATCAGCCACCGCTATCTCAAATTCAGTATGACATTGTGGAAGCAATGAGCCAAATCTACAAACTAGAAGATCTTATTGAGCTAATGGGGGAAGAGGATGGAAGGCGTTACTATAAGAAGTATACAAAGAATGAGGTCATTCTACAGCTTGGTAAGGGGTCTGGTAAAGACTTTACTTCAACAGTTGCATGTGCTTATATTGTGTATAAGCTACTTTGCCTTAAAGATCCTGCTCGTTATTTTGGTAAACCTTCTGGTGACGCTATCGATATTATTAACGTTGCGATCAACGCACAGCAGGCTAAGAACGTCTTCTTTAAAGGTTTTAAAACAAAGATTGAAAGGTCTCCGTGGTTTGCTGGCAAGTTTAACCCTAAAGCAGAAAGTATCGAATTTGATCATTCTATCACGGTATATTCTGGACACTCAGAACGAGAATCACATGAGGGTCTCAACCTCATTCTTGCTGTACTGGATGAGATCTCTGGTTTTGCTCAGGAGATTGGAACTGGTAACGACCAAGGTAAAACGGCAGATAACATCTATAAGGCCTTCCGTGCGTCCGTAGACTCTCGTTTTCCAGACCTTGGCAAGGTGGCACTACTATCCTTCCCCCGTTATCCAGGTGACTTCATTTCTACTAGATACGACGACGTTATCGCTGAAAAGGAAGTTGTTCATAAGACTCATAAGTTTATTATGAATCCAGATCTTCCAGAAAATGCTGAGGGTAACTCATTAGAGATTGAGTGGGACGAAGACAATATCATCTCCTACAAGTATCCAGGAATGTTTGCACTAAAGAGACCAACCTGGGTAGTCAATCCTACACGAAAGATTGATGACTTTAAGCTAGCATTTTATACAGACATTGGGGATGCCATGCAGCGTTTTGCATGTGTTCCAACATTTGCTTCTGATGCATTCTTTAAGCAGCAAGACAAGGTTCGTGCCTGCATGACCATCAGGAACCCAATCGACTCTGCCAAAAGATTTGATGAAACCTTTAAGCCAGATCCAGAAAAGACATACTATGTGCATGCTGACCTTGCACAGAAGCACGACAAGTGTGCTGTTGCAATTGCTCACGTAGAGAAGTGGGTGTCTGTTCAGGTCATGAGAGATTATGAGCAGGTAGTTCCAATGGTTGTAGTAGATGCTGTAGTATACTGGGAGCCACGTATTGAAGGACCAGTAAACCTATCAGAGGTAAAGCAGTGGATTCAGAATCTTCGTAGACAGGGATTTAATATTGGCATGGTCTCATTTGACCGTTGGCAATCATTCGATATACAGAATGAGTTAAAGTCTGTTGGTATGAGAACTGAAACGGTATCTGTGGCAAAGAAGCACTACGAAGACATGGCTATGCTAATATATGAAGAGCGTCTAGCAATGCCTGCAATTGATCTTTTGTTTGAAGAGCTAACTGAGTTAAAGATTATGAAGGGAAATAGGGTAGATCACCCTAGAAAGCTTTCCAAGGACCTTGCAGATGCTGTTTGTGGTGCAGTCTTTGGGGCTATCTCTCACACACCAAAATCTCAAAACCTTGAAGTAGAGGTTCATACTTTTAGAGATAGGCCAAAACAACAGCTTGACACCGCAGATAACAATGTGATAAAATATAAACCTATGCCCAAAGAGGTGCAAGATTACTTACAAAGATTTGATTTAATATAAATCAAAATATAGAAAATAAAGGAGAAAAATGACTTCATCAAAGAAGCCACTAATTGCCATTGCCTCTGCACTGGCACTTGCAGGATCTGTTATTCTTACAGGACCTGCTAACGCAGCCTCAGCTGCACTAACTGTTGCTGGAAGTGCTCCAGCCACCGCTGGTACTTCCTCTGCAACTGCAATTGCTCTCCCAGTACCTGCCGATAATAGTGTAGACGCTGCGGACGCATTGAAGATTGCTTTGACTGGCGTAACTGCTGGCAGCAATGTTGTAGTGACTGCCGTAAACGCAAAGGTAGTAACTGCAATTACAACTGGATCTGCGACTGTCTCAGCAGCCGCTGGAACTAGCTCTGTAACCGTTTCAACTGGAACTGGAACCACTGCAGATGTATTTGTTTACACAACTACAACTGACCTGGGAACTGTTTCAGTTACTGCAGACAACACTACTACAGTTTACTATGTCAAGGGTACAGCTGGATCAGCATACAACCTAACAGTTAACGCACCAGTTGTAGCAAACCTAGGAGCTGCTGTAGAGCTAATTGCCAAGGTAACTGACGTATTTGGAAATGCTGTAACTAACGCATCTATTTCATCTACAGTTATTCGTGGTACATTAACTACACTAACCTATGATGCAACAGACAAGCGTTATGAGGCAACTCTAACTGCACCAACTACTGCAGGAACTACTGTGATTGCTAACACAATTACTGCTTCTGCTGTAGCAGGTCTGCCAAAGCCAGCAACTGAGGTTATCTCAAACATTGCTGTTGCAGATCTAGCTGGACAGGTATCTACCTTGACTGCTAAGGTGGCAGAGCTTGAGGGTAAGCTTGCTCTTGCTGAAGCTGCTGCATCTGGTAACAAGGCTAAGTACAATGCTCTAGCAAAGAAGTGGAACAAGAAGTTTCCAAAGTCAAAGGTTGCACTACTAAAGTAAGCAACCTATAATGGTAGAGGGGAAGGGAAAAATCTCTTCCCCTTTACTATCACCAGATTATAAAAAGGGGTTAGAATAGATGTCCATAGATATTGTTTATTTCTCAAATTATTCTGGAAATACAAAAAGATTGGTAGAAAAACTAAATGGAACTGCTACTCGTATTCCTATTGATTGGGATAGTGGTAATCCTACCACTGTTTCTAGCGACTATATTCTTATTGTCCCTACTTATGGTGGGGGTAGTGAAAAGTCTGCAATCCCACGACAGGTTCGATCTTTTTTAAATATCGAACAAAACAGAAACTTGTTACGTGGAGTAATAGGTACTGGAAATACAAATTTTGGGGAACATTTTTGCAAAGCAGCAGAAATGATTTCAGCTAAAACAGGTGTGCCCATCATTGCTAGGGTAGAAATATTCGGCACTGATTCGGACGTTGAAAAAATAAAAGAGAGGTTAGAGTTACTGTATGGATAATTACAGCTATCATGAGCTAAATGCTATGCTCAATCTATATGATGAAAATGGCAAGATTCAATTCGACAAGGATAAGGCAGCAGCTAGAGCATACTTCCTAGACCATGTAAACCAAAATACAGTATTCTTCCACAGCCTAGAAGAAAAGCTAGGATATCTAGTCGAGAACGACTACTACGAGAATGAAGTTCTTGACCTGTACTCATTTGAGTTTATTAAGGATTTGTTTAAGCAGGCATATGGACATAAGTTTCGCTTTCCAACATTTGTTGGTGCCTATAAATTCTATACCTCTTATGCGTTGAAGACCTTCGATGGTGAGCGTTATCTAGAGCGTTTTGAAGATCGTGTATGTATGAATGCACTTATGCTTGCTCGTGGAGATGAGGATTTTGCCAGAAGCCTGGTTGAAGAAATCATTTCTGGTCGCTTCCAGCCAGCAACACCAACCTTCCTCAATGCTGGAAAGAAACAGCGTGGAGAGTACGTATCTTGCTTCTTGCTTCGTGTAGAAGACAACATGGAGTCAATTGCTCGTGCCGTCACTTCGTCACTACAGCTATCAAAGCGTGGTGGTGGAGTAGGCTTAAACCTTACTAACGTACGTGAGCTTGGTGCACCAATTAAAAAGATTGAAAACCAGTCATCTGGAATCATCCCAGTTATGAAGATGCTTGAAGACGCATTCTCATATGCAAACCAGTTGGGTGCTCGCCAGGGTGCTGGTGCGGTATACCTAAACGCTCACCACCCAGACATTCTTCGCTTTCTAGACACCAAGCGTGAGAACGCTGACGAGAAGATCAGAATTAAGACTCTAAGTCTTGGCGTGGTTATTCCAGACGTTACTATTGAGCTAGCCAAGAACAATGATGACATGTATCTCTTCTCCCCATACGACGTTGAGAAGGTATATGGAAAGCCAATGTCTGATATTTCTATAACAGACCACTATCAAGAAATGGTGGACGATGGACGTATTCGTAAGGCAAAGATCAAGGCACGTGAGCTTTTCGAGCGTATTGCTGAGCTGCAGTTTGAGTCAGGGTATCCGTATATCGTATACGAGGATACTGTAAATAATGCAAACCCAATTGAGGGCCGCATTAACATGTCAAACCTTTGCTCTGAGATTCTTCAGGTAAACACTCCTACCACGTACAATAATGACATGTCGTACAAGGAAATTGGCAAAGATATCTCATGCAACCTAGGATCATTAAACATTGCCAAGGCCATGGAGTCTCCAGACTTTGCAAAGACTATTGAAACTTCTGTCCGTGCACTCACATCAGTATCAGAACAGTCATACATTGACTCTGTTATGTCAGTTGCCGAGGGCAACAAGAAGTCACGTGCTATTGGTCTTGGCCAGATGAACTTACATGGTTACTTCGGTAAGGAAGAAATGATGTATGGTGACGAAGAGTCAATTGACTTCACCAATATTTACTTCTATACAGTATTGTTCTATGCACTAACTGCTTCTAACAAAATGGCTATGGAAACTGGACAGCCTTTCGATGGCTTCAAGGATTCAAAGTATGCGGATGGAACATTCTTTGTCAAGTATATTGCAAATGAATGGAAGCCAAAGACTGCAAAGGTTGCTAACATTTTTGCTAATGCAAATGTAGTAGTTCCTACACAGGAAGACTGGAAGAATCTTGCAAACAATGTTATGGCTTACGGACTTTACAACCAGAACCTGCAGGCAGTGCCACCAACTGGATCTATTAGCTATATCAATAACTCAACATCATCAATTCATCCTATCGCTTCTCAGATCGAGATCCGTAAAGAGGGAAAGATGGGGCGTGTCTACTATCCTGCACCATACTTGACTAACGAAAATCGTCAGTATTTCCAAGATGCATATGAGATTGGTCCAGAAGCAATCATCGATGTGTACGCTGCTGCCACTCAGCACGTTGACCAGGGTCTGTCGCTAACCCTGTTCTTCAAGGACACCGCAACTACCCGTGATGTGAACCGTGCACAGATTTACGCATGGAAGAAGGGTATTAAGACTATTTATTATATTCGCATTCGCCAGAATGCTCTAGAAGGAACCGAGATGGAGGGTTGTGTATCATGTCAGCTATAACAAGACCAGTTAACTGGAATAAGATTGAAGACCAGGTCGATCTGGAGGTGTGGAATAGATTAACTGCCAACTTTTGGCTACCTGAGAAGGTCCCAATCTCTAACGATATTCAGTCTTGGTCTACGCTACGTGATCACGAAAAGCTGCTAACTGTTAGAGCTTTTACTGGGCTAACAATGCTAGATACAATTCAGGGCACTGTTGGGTCAATGAGTATCCTGCCAGATGCTCGTACACAGCACGAGGAAGCAGTAATTACAAATATTGCATTCATGGAATCAGTACACGCTAAGTCATATTCAAGCGTATTCTCTACCTTAATATCCACACAAGAGATTGAGGACGCATTCCGCTGGTCTGAGGACAACCCATACCTGCAGAAGAAAGCACAGATTATTCTCGATAGATACCGTGGCGATGATCCACTAAAGAGAAAGATTGCTTCAACACTATTGGAGTCCTTCCTGTTCTATAGTGGTTTTTACCTACCTATGTACTGGTCTTCCAGAGCAAAGCTAACTAACACCGCTGACCTGATTCGTTTGATTATTCGTGATGAAGCAGTTCATGGCTACTATATTGGCTACAAGTTCCAGCTTGCATACAATGAGTCAACTCCTGAACGTCAGGAAGAACTGAAGAACTACACCTATGATCTATTGATGGAACTATACGACAATGAGATTAAGTATACTCACGATCTATATGATGAGATTGGTCTATCAGAGGATGTCAAGAAGTTCTTGCACTACAACGCCAATAAGGCATTGATGAATCTAGGATTTGATGCATTGTTCCCCAAAGAGCTTTGCGATGTTAATCCTGCAATCCTATCTGCGTTGTCTCCAAACTCAGATGAGAACCACGATTTCTTCTCTGGCTCAGGTTCCTCTTATGTAATTGGTAAGCATGAATCAACTACCGATGATGACTGGGATTTCTAGTCTATAAATTGATTGGGTGGCTTCGGCCACCCTTTCTTTTTATAAAAATGGTATAATTATACTGTTAGCCATACCCCACTAACAAGGAGTATTAAAATTAAAACCCCAAGATTTTTTGCAGCGATATCTTTAATATTTGGATCGCTATTCTGGGCTACCCCAGCTAGTGCATCCACTATGACGCTAGAAGAAGCCCAAGCAGCTCTTGTCATTGCACAACAGGAAGTTGTTAATGCCACAGAGGCATTAAGCTCTGCCTCAGAGGCAGTTGCTTCTGCCACGGTATCTAGAGATGCTGCACAAGCATCATATAGCCAGGCATTGGAAGCATATCAAGCAACTGAGCAGGTAATTCCTGGAACATCTTCTACCACAACTCAGAATGTTGTACAGAATGGCACATTTGACAGCACTGCAGGATGGACAAACGTTGTTGCAAGTAGCACGGTATATGGAACTGGAGCATCTCCACTTATCTATAATAATACTCTTAAAGGTTCTTATACTGCAGGAATCTACATACAGCAAACAGGAACATTTCCAAGTCCAACAAGACAGGTAGCCTTTGCTGTAGACGTTTGGAACTACGACACCAACGAGGGTAATCGCATAAACAACCCAGACTACTACCGTATTGAATTCCGCACATATAATGCTGCTGGCACAAGACTAAACTACTACAATCTTGAGTGGTCACAATGGCATGATTGGATTACTAGAGGTGCAACATATACCCTATCTGATGATGCAGTAAGATGGGATATTGGTTTCCGTATGCAGGACCAGGGATACTGGGCAGGAGCGTTTGGTCCAGTTATGGACAATGTGCGTCTTGAGGCCACTATGGTAACATCTACCCCAGACACTTATACGTATGGTGCAGAGGAAACAGCAGCCAAGGACGCTGCCTACCAAGCTTTGCAAACTGCACAGGCAGACCTCAACTCTGCCATCTCTGCTCAGACATCTGCCCAGACAAGGCTTAATATTGCAAATTCCGAGGTAGCTAGATTAACAGTTTTGGTAGCAGAATTAACACCACACCTAAATGCTCCTACAGGACTTACAGCAGTTATCAACGGAGCCAATGTTGATCTATCCTGGACAGCACCGCAGTCCAATCTTTCTGGGGTAGCTGTAGAGCGTTATGCAATTATGTGGTCTACAACAAACTTTGAGTCTAATGGCTGGGGGTGGTCTCACGATCAAACAACAATCTCTATCCCATTAGACATTCTTAGTCAGCATGGTGGATTGGGAAATACATTCCAATTTGCAATTCGTGCAGACAACGATACCTTAGCTATTTATTCAGCAAGATCAAATATTGCTTCAGTGCAAACGGTAGAGCCAGATTGGTGGCAAATACAATTTAACGAAGGCGATAGAGTAACTATTGGTGCACCAGAAGGATATGTATTTGGGACACCGAGAGCCTGGTACGGATCTCCAACAGACCCAAGCTGTGGAGCTGACGTATCTTCAATTGTTGCTGGATATATTGCTGGCAATGCATCTGGAGATTTCTATGCAGACAACGGAGCATTTGGAGATCCATGTGGTGGAGTGTACAAGGTTCTTAGATTAAGCACCCCAATTACGGCTGCTCCTGTTGTAATTGTTCCTACACCAACTCCAGAACCAACTCCAGAACCATCTCCACAACCAAGCCCAACACCTACTGAAACGCCTGTTATAATAGTACCAGAGCCTACACCAGCTCCAACACCAGAGCCAACTGTAGAGCCTACTCCAGTGCCAAGTGAGGAGCCAGCTGTTGAGCCAACCCCAGAACCAACCGTTCCATCTGAGGGAGAGCCAACACCGTCGCCTACGCCTACCGAGACTCCTACTGAAGAGCCAACAGAAGTTGAGCCACAGCCGCTACCAGAACCAGAGCAAACAGAAACCCCAGAACCAGAACCAGAACCTGAGTTACGAGTAGAAGAAGCTGTATCAGAGATTGAGAACCTGGTAGAAATAGCCCCAGAAGAGCTTACAGAGGCTCAGGTCGAACAACTTGTAGAAGCAGCCCTTGTTGTATTTGAAACAGCAGAGCAAGGCTCCCCAGAATATCAGCAGGCTCTTGAAGCACTTGCTGTGGCTGCAGAAGCAGATGATATAGAGCTACCACAAGAGCTGGCTGCCATACCACTACTTGGTGACGTTGCAGGTGCTGCTCTAGAAATATTTAATAATGTTGGTAACGTAGGTGCAGACATGTCTCCAGATGTGCGTGAGCAAGCTGAAAAGACTGTTATTGCATCAGTTATCGCTGCTCAGGCAGCAATCGGTGCTGTGGGAGCTGCAACTTCAGCGGCTACATCAGCAGCAGCATCCGCATCATCAAGTAGCGGTGGAACAAGGAGAATAAAATAATGAAGAAATTCCTAAATGATATCTTAGGTCAGGCATGGACCCTACTTGGTATGTTCGTGGCCTGGGTTGTACTAGAAGGATCTGCCAAAACTATTGTTGGCTATTGCATCTTGGGTACGCTAGCCCTATGGGCGGTGACGTATCCATTGAGAAAGGACGGTGAGTAATAGTTATGAACTATTATGAACTACAAGAAAAACTAGAAAAGCTTGACATTTCAGCAGTGGGGTATCAAGATGACTAGACTAAAAAGGGTAATTGATTATATCAAATACTCAATGGAGCCAGACTCCAAACAACTGAATAAAAAGGCCCTAGAGGCTGCCAAGGATCACTTTAACGGTGTTCCAAGATATGCTATCTCAATCGATCAATGGATTAGATTTCAGCAAGCATATAAAAATGCATATCGTCACAGATATGCAATTAACCATTTAGATTAAACCCCCCAATAGAAAGGATCAAAAATGGAAGAAGAAATGGGAGTAGCAGGAGGACTTGCTACACTTAAAAACGTCATCTGGAGAATTCTAGCTGTCTTTGCAGCATCTGGGCTATCTGTCCTGGGTGCTGGTGCTGTGGTAGGCATTGACCTGCTATCTGCTGTATTTATGGCAGGTATCCTAGGAGTGGCCACAGTAGTAGAGAAGCTAGCCAGAGCCTTCCTAGAAGATGGCAAGCTAACCCTAGATGAGATCAATGCTGCCTTTGCCAAGGTAGACAAGAACGCAGAAGGCTAAAAACTTTAGTCCAACCCCTTGACGACCCCCTTTAGATGGTGTATACTGTAGAAAAGCTATCTAGAGGGGGTTTTCCTATGGCTACTAAAACAGTTAAATATCCAAAAATTCCAACCAAAATTAAGATTGGTGCTCAAGACTGGACAGTCATTGAGAGAGATCGTGCAGACGATGGTTATATTGCAGATGACTCATACGGGTATACTCTGCAAAAGACAAACGTTATCATAATTGATAAGCATTGTCCACCATCACGTAAACGTCAAACTTTGTTTCATGAAATATTTCATGCCATCAGATTCTCAAACGGATCTAGCGGCATAAAGCCGAATACAGAAGACGTTCTTCCAGGAGATATAATTGCTACTTGGGAGCACTACTTTATTGCTATGTATGAAGATACTATGCTAAGTGTTCTTCGTGAAAACCCACAGCTAACAGAATATATTTTAAGTAAAGAATAGTTGACAAAAAATTATCTTTGGGGTATGATATAACTATGAGCATAGATGAAAATGATAAGAGAGATGAAGTCTGGGAATGGCTTCAAATCGGTATAGATAATGGTTGGGTAACAGAGCCATTCTGCTATACTCATGACGGTGATCCGTACATGACCGAAGAAGAAGAAAAAGAGTGGGAAGACGGAGGAGATCCGTGTGCCCCAGTAATCAAAATTTTAGTATAAAAGAAAGTAAAAGGGTATGAAAAAATTTATTAGTATTGTAGCATCTGCTATTTTTGCAGTATCACTGGCCACCCCAGTACACGCAGAAGAAACAAAGACATTGGCTATTGTTGATAGCTACTTTGACCTCTCAAAGCTTTCTGGCAACATTGAGTCAGCCTGTATCGCAGTAGTTGGATGTGAGCTAACTCCAACACCAAAGGCTGGATTTTCAGACGCATACAACCACGGCACAGCAATGGCCGAGATTGCTCTAAAGCAAAATCCAAATGTTAAGCTATTGCTTATTCGAGCAGCTTCAGCAACCAAGAATATTCGAACTGGCATTGTCTCCATTGGTACGCTAAATGGAAACGACTTTCTAAAGTCTTTGCAGTATGTTTCTACAAGGTCAGACGTAAATGCTGTATCCTTCTCATATAACCTGTCTGGTAACAAGACATGTTCGCTATCTACAACTGGTGGCGTAAATGTTCGAGTCGTAGAACCACAGATCAAGGATGCTATTGTATCTCTTAAATCTAAGAATGTCCCAGTATTTTCATCTACTGGAAACAAGGCAGGTGCTGCTGTAAACTATCCAGCATGTATTCAGGAAGTAAACTCTGTTGGGGTTGGAGACCTAAATCGTAAGGGTAACATTTCTAGCGTATTTACGTTCGATGCTAATACTGACTACTTCGTAACTGGAACTGTTGCAAACTATAACTCAAAGATCTTTGGACTAATTCCAAATACCACTTCAGCTGGTAACGTAGCTGCTGCTGCAAAGTATTTGCTAGGATCGCTTGACAGCAAGTTTGTAAACGTGCTACAATAATATGTAGCAATCCCCTTTAGCTCAACGGCAGAGCAGAGAGCTGTTAACTCTAAGGTTCCTGGTTCGAATCCAGGGAGGGGAGCGATGGAGATTAATCACTTCATTCGTAGGAGGCACTCTACGTAGAAAGCTGCCAGATGTAAGTATCTATAAACTTACCTCGTGGGGTTAGATCCCCTCAGCGGTTAGTTACCGATGTAGCAATAACTCAGTAGGTGAGGGAGTGATTTACCCAAGATCCTGCACGGAGCGGTATAGAGGAGTTCGGAGTCCTCGTAGGCCTCATAAGCCTGAGATCGCAGGTTCGAATCCTGCTACCGCAACTAATGGTTCCACCTGCACCACTCTTCGGGTATAAGATAAAAGCAGGTAAATGCGGATATTGCATAAAGGTAGTGCTTCAGTCTTCCAAACTGATGGTGGGAGTTCGATTCTCCCTATCCGCTCAAACACAGAAACGACGGTTTCTGTGGAGTATGGCTGAATAATCCTCAGAGTCAAATGGGGAGGATAAGGCAACTTGGGGACTAGCGTCCAAGCTTAGCAAGCTAAACTGAGGGTGTGCTCAAAAGCGGATCTTACTGGACCGTATTGACTAGGCACTGGTGGTAAAAAGCAATCCACCTACTCACACTACAGACTTACACCTGCGGTTCGTAACTGTTCAGCACCTCGAAAGAGATCAAGTTGTAAGCTATAATAGAATACACCACACTTGGTTAATTAAATCTGAGTACAGGCAATAGGTTATCCATGGTGTATCCGTCAAGGTTTGGTCTCCTGCATTGCAAATACGACCAGGGCTGTATGGTAACTGAAAGCACTTCAGGTGAAGCCATGTCAAACGGTGCAAATCCGACAGCCCACTATGGCTCCATAGCTCAGTTGGTTAGAGCACCACCCTGTCACGGTGGGGGTCGTCGGTTCAAGTCCGATTGGAGTCGCTCTTTGTACATTGGTCTGAACAACCTAGTACTAAGATCGTTATACTGAAATCTGCACCGTGGACGCATCAGGAGACGTGGTTCAGCACAATTGACCTGCTCTGCTAACCCACTAGGTATAACAGCTATCAGCTCTTTGCATGGATAGCACATGCTTCCTTAGCTCAGTTGGCCAGAGCAATCGCCTTGTAAGCGATAGGTCGTCAGTTCGAACCTGACAGGGAGCTCTCAATAGAAAGTGGGACAATGCTAATAGTTGGCGGTATAGATATTGGAAACAGAATGGACACTAGTCCAAGAATGCTTAATGCAATCTCTCACTTCCAAGTTATTGTAGTAGAAAATATAGAAAGCTTCAATCGCATGTGCATCGAGCTAGGAATCAATCCTAAAGCCAAACTGATCGAATACTATGCACCTATGGAAGAGTCTAAGGAAAAAGCTGTAGTGCATGAAATTCTAGAACACCTAAATCATGGCGATGATGTTCTACTCATGTCTGACGATGGAATGCCAGGCATAGCTGATCCAGGTGGACTTGTAATAGACTTGGCACACAGAGTTGGCTACAGGGTTTCGGTATTTCCAGGACCATCAATTGTATCTACATTGCCAGCAGTGCTTGGTGTAGACAGCAGACGATTTACATTTGAGGATGAGATCCCATCAGACAGGTCTGAGAGACTACAGCTACTGCAAAAACTGTATGTTGAGGGTAGGGGCGTTGTGTTCATTGTCAAGAATCGTAGAGATGACAACTCAAACTTTAAAGAAGTAATTAAAGATATCGCCACAGTAATTCCAGAAGGAAATACTATTGGTATTGGGGTAAACCTAACAATGAAAAATGAGATAATTATTAAGTCTAGAGTTGGCGAGCTATATAGTAGAATTGATCACTATAACTTTTCGCAAGAAGATTTTATATCTTTGTATGTAGATTGTAGATAATGGACATCCTTACCGATACTAATTATGATTTTGATATTTGGTACAAGACATATGATCCAAACTTTGTGGAGATGTGTGCCAAATCAAAAGTTCCAGAGAAGTGGGTATCATATCAGCCAGTATCTTCTGGAAAATACTCTGACTCAATAATTAAACCAATTAATGCATACGTTCAGAACCTATACCCACCACTAAAGCTTATTGGCATATCAGGCAATACTGTAACTCTTAGGCAGCATAATCACGCAGAGATACTTTTGCTAGAGTCCGAGGGCATTCTGAAGGCACTGGACAGGCCATGGATACGACAGTTTTATAATTCTAATAATCCAGAGCCAGCTACAGACGATTGCTTTTTAGATGCCTTTGTACTATACATCCCATGGTTTATAGATGAAGATGTCAGTGTCTCAATTGCTGGAGTAGACGGATCTCCATTTGTCGTATATGACAAGAGCTTTATGTATACCAAGATATCTAATGATGCAAGATATGTAGAGCCAGCAATGGTCAAGTTTAGATTTAAAAGAGTCGGAGACCATATGTCTTCAAAATATGTCGGAAAAATCAAAAGAAATACACCTTTATTTGACATGAGCTTTGCGGCAAATGATATAATTATAGAAAGAGTTAGGAAATTCTATGAAGAAAATAATTAAGTTTTACCCATTTAACGAAAGCACTTTGCAGTTTGCACCAGAACCTGTGCCAGCAAGCAAGATGATACCAGAGTGGTATCGCAAACAGCCAGGTATCGTCAAGAACGACAATGCCTACCTTGGTGGTGGTGTAGATGCAACTATTAAAAAGTGCATGGCTATCTTTGATGCCATTACAGTTGGGTACTATATCCTAGCTCCATGCGATATCTATGTAGATGCAACTGATCCAGAAAAGCTGTCATATTCTGTACCAATGAAGATCAAGCAGTTTCAGTCAGACCTGTTTGCAATCCACTCTCCAGAGCAGTACGACCATTACCCAATTGATACTACAATCTATCACAAGCAGCTGCTAAGAATCTTCCCATTTTGGTCTGTAGAGACTCAGAAGGGCTATAGTGCATTCTACATGCAGCCACTACACAGGGCATTAGACACCCAGGCTATTCCAGGAATCATTGATACTGATAGATTTGTTTCAGAGGGGCACATGTCATTCCTGATTAAGAAGGGTTTCAAGGGTGTTATCAAGCAGGGTACTCCACTTATCCAGGTTGTGCCATTCAAGAGAGACTCATGGACTAGTAAGATTGTTAGCATAAAAGAAGCTCTAAAGGTGCTAACTCTACAACGTTTTATTCTTAGAAGTAAATTTGTTAATTCATACAAAGATAACTTTTGGTTTAAAAAAGAGTATAAGTGATTCCATTAAAGATAAAGTTTACTCCAGCATTTAAGAATTATTCTGGACATCTGACCCCACCAGAGCCAGCCGTTAAGCACGTTCCAGAATGGTATAGGTCGCTAGCCAAGTTCGATAATTCTAATGATGAGATAACTCTAAAGCCAGTTAATAATTTAGGCACTGACGGTGCTCAAGTATCTACCAAGATGTGCATGCCGTTCTTTGACGCACTCACAGCTGGATACCAATATGTACTAGAGGATGATCTGCACGTTGATCTAGACGAAGAGGGCAAGCCCATGATGTGGTGGGCTGGAGATGTTATGCTTGTCGATAAGAGACCAATCGTAGACATTGTTGTTCCAGACAACTGTCATCCAATTCACTATGGTTGGAGAATGAACTGGTACTACGAGACTCCACCAGGATACTCTGTACTAATTACACACCCAATGAATAGGTATGATCTACCATTCTATGTTCAGTCTGGAATAGTTGAGTCTGATATATGGGGGCTTCCAGTTTTTGTAGCTTTCTTTCTAAAAAGAAACTTCCGTGGTGTAATTCCAAAAGGCACACCAATCATGCAGATCATACCATTCAAGCGTGATAACTGGGAGATGCAAGTCGAAGATTCTGAGGAAGCAATTGACAAGCATGAATTCATGGCAGAGAACAGACGCTCCATGTTATTTGGATATTACAAAAAGACTGCTTGGAGAAAAAAGATCTTTGGCATTTTTGGAACACATTCAAAGAATGTTGAGCATGACGATGAAGATTGATGCCATAATATTCTCATATAAGAATAGAAATTTGAAGAGGGTAGTTGATGCGTTACTGTCAAATACTACTAATGAAATTTTTGTAACCGTGTTTGACCAGAATCCTATAGATAGGACAGAGATATTTGCTGATCCTAGAATTGATTATAGTCATGTGGTCTGGGATAAGATTGGCAGTCCTAGCGAAAGAAAGGGCGACGCTATAAACAAATCGCAGGCTGACTACATTCTGGAGCTATCTGACGATTCCCTGGTGTCTATGGGATGGGACGAAATGCTAATTAAGCAAGTAGAGGAAAAATCTTGCATAGTTTCTGGTCGTGGCAAAGTAAATGTTTTTAAAGATGGGTATTTCTTTATTGAAAAAAACAATTCCCCAGAGGAGCCATCTCAATTAACTAATTATATAGATAGAAACTTTATATTTTCTAGCCAAAGAATTTGGAAGTCTATTCAATATCCGTACTACCTAAAATATAATGGTGAGGAAGAGGCTCTAAGCCTAGACTTTTTTATGTCGGGATATGACATCTACTCAGCACCACAAATTACATACGAAGATCTTGGACTAAGGACATTCCAAAATCTATATGTTCCATTCTCTAAAGACCACAATTACAATATGGTTGTTGACAAGCTGAATGAGTCAATATCAAAGACCAATTCCCGTAGATCTGGCAAAGACTTTTTTCATTTTCACGGTATCGAAGATGCTACCCTAAAGCACCTACCATACCCTACCAACGATGTTCTATATGATCAATACAGGCTTAAGTTCCAGGACGTGGACGCAAGAAAGTTTATATCTAAAACAAAATCTATCTATTGATATAATTAACATAGGAGGAAAAGATGCACAGAATACACATAATTGATAATTTTATTACACCAGAGGATGCTCAGACGCTAATCAATGAGCAGAAAAACCCATCTGAAGTTAACCCATACCCAGAGTATTACAAAGAACGGTTTGGTGGCACAGCTTTTCCATATAACAAGACGGTAATGGATCTTTTGATTAAGTATGGTCATAAGGCTAATGAAGTTCACAAAGAGCAAAATAGTTTTGTAAATCCAATCTATGTTTTTAAGTCATTTGGATCTTGGTGGCAGCCAGGCACTAAGGGTGGCCTACATCTGGATGCACAAGACCCAGAACCCTTTATTGAGTGGAGCACTATTATCTATCTAAATGATCCTGCAGAGTATGAGGGTGGAGTGATATACTTCCCAAATCAAAACTTTGAATATAAGCCAAGACAGTACTCGGCAGTATTCTTCCCATCAGCTGGATCTGAATATATTCACGGTATTACTGAAATTACTTCTGGCACTAGGCACACCGCACTATACATGCATACAAGCATTCCGCAATACTTGGATCCAGAGTTTCACCCAGAGGTAGATCGAACCTACTGGCATGCACAGCAGCACCCATACGCTAGGGCATAGAATGAGGGTGTTTGGATTTAATGAGACATCACACGATGCTGCTTTGGCGGTGATTGAAGATGGCAAGATACTTTTTGCTGGACATGCTGAGCGTTATAGCAAGCAGAAGAATGACTGGTATACCAATCAGGGGCTGTGGGATGATGCATATGGGTACGGTCAGCCAGATGCAATTGCATATTATGAAAAGCCATGGCTAAAAAGATTACGACTCTCGATAAAGGGCGGTGCAGCTGATTGGAAGCCAAAGAATAGATTTGATAAGTCGTTTGAACATCACTACTCTCACGCAGCCGCAGGCTACTTTACTAGTAACTTTGAAGATGCAACCATTGTTGTCCTAGATGCTATTGGAGAGTTCACAACTTCAAGTGTTTGGGTAGCCAAAGGCGATCAGATTAAGCTGCATAAAAAGTGGTCATACCCATACAGTCTTGGACTATTCTATTCGGCCTTCACACAATTGATTGGCCTCAAGCCAAACGAAGAAGAGTACATCATGATGGGGATGGCAGGCTATGGCAATCCAGATATTTATCTAGATAAAGTATCAGAATACTTTCCATCAGTTTACTCTCAGAAATATAATTTTCACAAAGGGATCTTAGACTGGAACTCAATCATCTTAGAACAAGATAAGTTTGACATTGCAGCAGCAGTTCAAAAGGTATACGAAGACAGGCTATGGGACTTTATGTATATAGCACGTCAGGAGACACAAAGTGCTAATCTAGTATTCATGGGGGGCTGTGCCCTCAATAGCAAAGCAAACACTGTGCTGTGGGACATCTTTCCTAATGTTTGGATTATGCCTAATCCAGGAGATGCTGGAAGCTCTTTGGGGGCTGCAGCAGCCCTATACGGAAAGCATTTAGATTGGCAAGGACCGTATCTGGGATACGATCTTGGTGGGGAATATCCAGTAGACGATATCTTTAATGAGATAATGACAAACAAGATTGCAGCAGTAGCAACTGGAAGAGCTGAGTTTGGTCCTAGGGCATTAGGGAACCGCAGTATCTTGGCAGACCCACGTGACCCACAGATAAAAGATAAGGTGAATAAAATTAAGCAGAGAGAGTTGTTCAGACCTTTTGCTCCAGTAATCATGGCTGAGCATGCTTCAGAATGGTTTGATATGAACTATGAGTCTCCATACATGCAGTACACTCCAAAATGCTTAAAGCCAGATCTAATTCCATCTGTAGTTCATGTTGATGGTACATCCAGGGTACAGACTGTCACTAGGATGCAACATCCAGGGTTATATGCAGTTCTTGAAAAATTCTATGCAGAAACTGGGGTACCGTTATTGCTAAATACTAGCTTGAACATAAAAGGGCAGCCATTGCTTAATGATGAGCAGGACATTGAGGACTGGGAACGTAGATATAGTGCTAGAATTATTAGGTAGAAAGTAGGAGAAATGGAATACGAAGTTTTAGACTTAGGTTTGGTTTACTATAAAAATGTAATACCAGATCCGCAGTTCATTATTGATACAGTTAATGATGTAGATGCAAGATTTTTGAATAACGAACATGGGGATGCCCATACTGATGTGAAGCCTTGGACAGCTTGGACATATGGCGACATGACCTTTAACTGGCAAAAGTTTTTCCCAGAATCAAAGCATGTGCGTGAGGATGACTATTTTAAAAATGAGGTACGGCAAGTATCCGATATGCTCTATTCGTCACTAGACAAGGCATATGAGCATTATTCTAATGTCATTTACCCATTTGCTGCTAACAATATAAAGAGTCGTGAACAAAGCATTCACCTGCTAAGGTATGAAAAGGGTGGACACCTTCCTGCTCATCAAGATCAGGGGGTCAGTAGCCGTGTGCTGTCTAGTGTGATGTACCTAAACGACAACTATGATGGTGGAGAAATAGAGTTTAAGAACTCTAATGTAAAGCTAAAGCCAGAAGCTGGAAGCATCATATTCTTTCCATCCAACTTTTTGTATATACATGAAGTATATCCAATAACTAATGGGGCAAGATATTCTATGCCACACTGGTATCACAATATGAAAAATCTTATTCAGTCTAATGGTGATGAGTAATCTGGGTTTTGCTCGTTGTGATATAATTAAAATAATCTGAAAGGAAGACTGTATGTCTAAATATCAATATCCTATTGATGGAGCCATGGGTAAAACATGGAAGATCACTAGCAAGATGGGTTGGAGAATCCACCCAGTAAAGAAAGAAAAGAAGCACCACAATGGAACAGACATCTGTGGACTTGGTAAGGGTCCATGGTACATCGAAGCATTTGCTGATGGAAAAGTTCTAAAGGCCCAGGCATCTACAGCACCTGGTGGTGGCTTTGGTCACTATGTTGTTATCCAGCACAAGATTGATGGAGAGTGGTACACATCTCTATACGCACATATGGTTCCTGGATCAATCCAGGTTAAGGCTGGGCAAAAGGTTACAGCTGGAACCGTACTTGGAAAGATGGGAACATCTGGCATGTCTACTGGAGTACACCTTCACTGGGAGATCTGGAAGGGTAAGACTCACGGCTGGTCTGCAGATGGTAAGGGATTTGTCGAGCCAGTTGGATTTGTCAAGGCTTTGATGACTGCTCAGAAAGCAAAAGACTTTGCGAATGAGGCAACTCCTGAAGATGCCCCACTTGTAGAAGCACCTGTAGTAGCAGCTCCAAAGCCAGTTGTAAAGGCAGCTCCAGTAGTTGCAAAGCCTGCTGCCAAATCTGCTGCCAAGATCTACAAGGTAAAGTCTGGTGATACTCTAAGCGGTATTGCTGCAAAGAATAAGACAACTGTAGCAGCACTAACTAAGCTAAATGGTATTAAGGACGCTAGCAAGATTAGCGTAGGACAGGCAATCAAGCTACCATAATGGCTACATACGAATACAAGTGCAAGTCATGCGATGCCTCTATAACAGTATCTAGGGGCATCGCTGACAAAGAAATTGTTCCTAAATGTTTAGCTTGCAATACTGACTATAGTAGGGTATACTCTTCTTTAGGTGTTACCTTCAAGGGTAGCGGTTTTTATAGTACAGACAAATAGGAGTATTAGTGTTTGAGTTAGCAGAGCCAAAGACTTGGGTTCTTACAGCAGCAGACAGATGTGATGCAGATTGTTCTGCACAGGCATATGTAAAGGTTACTGGAGTAACTGGAGATCTTTTGTTCTGCTCTCATCACTATGACGAAGTAATGAACAGCACATCTGGGTATGAAAAGATGATGAAATTCGCATATGACTTTTTAGATGAACGAGAAAGACTTATCGAAAACAGGTTAGTTGGGGAAAATTGATTATCCAAATTATTGGTCTACCAGGTAGTGGAAAGACTACTCTGGCAAAAGCATTGCTAGAGAAAATAGATGCTGTGCACTTAAATGCTGATGAGGTAAGAGCAACAGTAAATTCAGATTTAGGCTTTAGCATTGAAGATAGAATTGAGAATGCTAGGAGGCTTGGGGCAATTGCCGAACTACTTTCTTCACAAGGTCGAACAGTTATCGTTGATTTTGTTTGTCCAACAGTAGAGACAAGAAAAGCTTTTGGCTATTCAGATTTTCTAATTTGGATGGATAGAATTGACGAAGGCAGATTTGCGGACACCAACTCTATCTGGCAAAAACCAGCAGTCTGCGATCTTAGAATTGTTAATGGTCTTTCTGTGGAAGAAGAAGTAAGTCTGGTCATCAAAGAAGCAGAACTATTTGATTGGTCTGCCCCAACTACCCTACAGCTTGGTAGATATCAGCCATGGCATGAGGGACATCAGGCACTGAAGGACGAGGCACACAAACGAACAGACCAGGTGCTAATTGGGATAAGGAATACGTATGGAACTTCGGAAAAGGATCCGCTCACTTATGAGCAAGTTGAACAAAGGATTGTTGCATATTGGGGAGATTTACAGCAAAATACCATGGTCATGAGATTGCCAAACATTACTAACATAGTGTACGGACGTGATGTGGGCTATAAGATTGAAAAAGTTGAGCTGCCACCAGAGATTCAGGCTATCTCTGCCACACAAAAACGGAAAGAGCTTGGCATATGAAGGTTACTAAGGCAAGATCGCTAGCAAAAGCCTTTAGCTATAGAATCTGGGGAACACTCTCGTCATTCGCTGTAGCTTTTATTTTAACTGGAAGTGCGGAGCTATCTGGCCTTATTGCTTTTTGGGAAACTGTAGTTAAGGTATTTATATATTACGTACATGAACGTGGATGGAACTTTATACAATGGGGAAGAAAATAAAATGATTATTCAAATGTTTGGAATGGATGCCCACGCACGTGGGGTAATTGGTAGAGAGGTAGCCAGACAGTTAGATGCTTGGTACTTAGCTAGCACTGACCTGCCAATGGGACATACACAGCCACAGCAAGCTAGATGGCTCAGGGTAGTGTCTAAGGTATTTGATCGCAACTATCACGGTGATATTATCACTAGTGGTTATTTCGCTACTGCCGAGGCTAGAGAACAATATAAGATTGAGCCTGGACGCAAGATGCCAGACCTAGCGATCTATGTTGATACTATTGCACACGAAGATTTTGACAAGATCCCAGGGTACATTGAACGTAAGGTTCAGCTTGTGGACAACCACGATAACCAAGAATTCCAGGAATTAAACTACTGGGAAGAGCCAGACCCAAGTGAATATGACATACATATCACAAGGCTAGGCAATGATGACGATAACTCTGCTGAATATTGGGCTGAAGTTATTATTAAAAAGGTTGAGGAATTAAGAAATGTTTGAATATTACGTTAAAGAAGTTACAAAAGTTGTAGATGGAGACACTATTGATGTGGTTATTGATCTTGGTTTTGATATTAGCTTTAGTTCTAGGGTTAGACTAGCTGGAATTGATACTCCAGAATCTAGAACTGCAGACAAGATGGAAAAGGCCTTGGGACTAGAGTCTAAGAAATTCTTGGCTGATAAAATTAAGTCTGCAAAAAATATTGTTATCAAGACTGAGAAACTGGACAGCTCTGAGAAGTATGGGCGTATCCTTGGATGGCTATATCTAGACGGCGATGGAAACTCTGTTAACCATGAGATGATTGAAAAGGGATATGCCTGGGGTTATCTTGGTGATACAAAAGTTAAAGACTTTGATGCTCTCGCAAAAGCACGAGCAAAATCTGCTAACTGATAAAAGTACAGTAGTATAATTTTATTATGGAATACCTAATTGGGTTTTTTACAGGCACTGTGCTGATGATTCTGTCGTACAGATTTATTATTACAAAAAACCTAGTTACAAATAAAAGAATTAAGGTTCCATACTCTCAAAGTAATATTGTCTCTGTGCTTAAGCCACTCGGTGTCTTGAATTATGTAACAGACAGCAAAGAGCTCAAGAAAACCCAGGCCAGCGAATACGAGAAGTCTCAAACAGTTAGAGTAATCATGACTGAGAACCAAGCATATTGGATCAAGGACAACGTATTCTATACGGCTGACATAGATGAAAATTTTTATATTAATAATGAATCGACCAGAAGGGTTGACACAATGAACATGGATAAGGTACAATTAGAAAAGATCATGTTCATCGTAGATAAATTAACTGAGGAGTCCAGAAATGATGATAGCAGTCCAAGGGACACGTAGCTTTAACGACTACACCATCTTCCTTAGAGCTATGGGCACTGCGATGTCCATGATGGATTCAGAAGATGATGAAATTTCGATCTTTACTGCAGGACCATACCAAGTAAATGCTATGGCTATGGAGTTTTCGAATGTATCTGAGAGAAGCCTGAAGGCACGTGGAAAGAGGATTAAGGTAGTTAAGGTTCCTCCTACATGGATCGAAAAGAACATTCATGATATCGACTACCTTGCGTTCTTTAGCAAACCAAAGGAGCCAGTCTCGCACCTAGTAGACTTGGCAGACGCTAAAGATGTTGAGGTAGGAGTATATAGATACTAATCCTGTATCTATAAGGCAACAAAATAATAGGAGTGCGATTATGTTAATTAATTCACTTGATAAAATGGAGCGTATTGTAGAAAACAATAGAGCTCTTTCCTGGGATGGCTGGACCGTAGTGGAAAGCAATTTCAAGGAAAATGGCGTTGTATCTAAAGATGGTGCATACGTTAATGGTAGATGGATCGTGCAGAGACGTTACGATGCTACCGCTACTGGCTGGGAGATACCAGACAAGTTTGTGAGGTAAGTTCATGAAGAATGACTGGAAAGAAAAAGGTTCCTGCCATAATTATGATACTAACTTCTTTTTTGATAAGTACGAAGAAAACATTCAGCTAAGATCTGCAATAGATCAATTATGCTATGAATGTCCATTAGTTAGACACTGTTTTGCTGTTGGTGTATCCACAAAGGCCTGGGGCGTTTGGGGTGGGGTATATCTGGAGAATGGAGAAATCTCTAGAGAATTCAATAGACACAGAACAAAGGTTCAGTGGGCTGAAAAATGGAAAAACTTAACGATGGATAAATGATGTATACAGATGCAATGAAAATGGCTTTTCATTCAATAGTTCCACCTAAGAATTTTGGTGTGCAACTAATAGATAATGATCACTTCATTACAGTAAAGGCTAAAGAGGATATCTTTATGCGATTGCTCGATGAGGAAAAGCGAGAGGCTATCGAGTACATGATACGTGTTAAGAAGGCTCTAGAAGACAATGGAGCCATCGTACTGATAGTTAGAGAAGGTGGGGTAGAGCAATGATACTAGACACAATAGCATTAGTATTACTGTCAATAATTGCACTATCTTTCTTAGTTTTAGCACTGCACCAGAGAAAGGGCAGGCTAGAGCTACTAGAGAAGTATGTTGGGGTTGAGATTGAGAAATCAATAATCTTGGATAAGCTTGACCTAATGATAAAAGAGCTTGAGGCTAAGTCGGTAGAGGAGTCAGACGGCTTCCTTAAGTTTGTCTCAGACTCTAGGGAGTGGGCATTTGGCTATATCGAAGAGGTTCAGACAGCTCTAAAGGAGTTTGATGATGCAGTATCTGATATCTTTGAGTATTCAAAAACATACGGATCTATTGATACAGAAAGCCCAAGCAAGGATATGCTCAAAAAGGTATCCGAAGCATATGATAAATTAAAGACAGTATTGCCAGACGATATGGTACACTAATCTTTAGCAATTCTTATTGGAGGTGATGCATATGCTCGGAATAAAAGACAATTCTGAGATCGACGGATATGGCTACAAAGTATGTGAAATATCTGGTTGTGAAAATGAGGCTACCGAAATATATGAAGATGAGATAAAGATTATAGATGTCTGCGATACTCACGATAGACTCCTTAATGCCAATAAGTGGACATTATGGTGATGAAAGGTAAAAAAATGAATAAACAAATGAAAGCAGCACTGGACTCGTACCTAAGAAACTTATTGGGTGTGGGGCTGGCACTAGTAACTACAACTATGGCCAACGCAGGAGTTGCGTCACCACTGGACTTCACTACAGCTGAATGGCTGACAGTTGCTAATGGCCTTTGGGCTGCAGCTGTTCCTACACTAATTCGTTGGGTAAATAAGAAAGATCCAGCATTCGGTCTAGTGGCACAAGCTGTTGCAGTATCAGTATCTTCTAAGATTAAGGAAGAGGCTGCCAAGGCTCCTGCAAAGAAGCCTGCTGCCAAGAAGCCAGCAACTAAAAAGTAAATAATTAAATAAGACCTGAGCAAGTCTATAAACTGCTCATTTTTCTATTCTATGTTTGGCTTAATCTTGCCAAATGTAGGGTCAAACACATACTCTAGCTTTGGCTGATAGTACTTGTTTGGATCTAAGAGATCCTGACGATCTTGTCTCTCATCAAAAGTAATCTCATTAAAGAAGCAGACCATGGTAATTCTTGTTCCACTCTTTACTGGATGTACCTTGTGCTCATAGCTGTATCCAGATGGGAACATAAACAACTGTCCAGCCTTAGGCTTTACCTTAATTCCAAAGTGTATAAACTCAAGCTCTCCACCCTCGTAATCGTCATTTGGGTAGTAGACCATAGATGCAGTTCGTGGGGTGGCAAAGGTATCATCAGAATGCGAACCAAAGAATTCCCCTGGTCCAGTAAACTTGGTAATTCTAAGATCTTCTCTACTCTTGGGGTCCAGGTTCCAGTGGTACAGGTAAGAGTCAATAACTTCTTCTAGGTTGGCGGTAACTTCTGGATCACTCCATACCCAGCAGGTACGACTCTTCTTGCCAGTATCCTCATCTAGATAATCTTCTCTAATCCATTTTCTATTTCCTGGTCGGTTCTCTTCCCAGTACTCATCATTCTCAATCTTGTTAAAGAAGTCCATAGAGTTAGGCCATACATCGCTATAGATATGCACACCAGGAATTGGGGATTCGTAGGGGAATACATTGTCTTTGCGACTTCTTGTTACCTTCATTGCCGCATCATCTAAGCGTTCTTTGATCATTTTTGCCTTTCAAATTATATAAAAATTATAGCATAAGTGTGATAAGATTATATGGGCAAAGGCTCATTCTGAAGGGAATCATGAAGACTTTATATTTTATCACTGGCGAAGCATGCGATCTAACTAAAGATATGCGACAGTATGTAGAACTATTTGACGACATTAACAAAGACATCGAGGTGGTAGAGCTTGACCTACACAAAGATGCTGAAAAGATTACACCACTAGTTGACGGAAGAGTAATTACATTTACACCAACCTATATCAGTTCTATTGATGGCAAGACTAAGAGAATTGAGCAGGGACAGATTTGCGAGAATAGACTTCTAAACATGTTCTCTGATAAAGAGTTTAGACCAACCAATCAGTCGTACGCACCAACAGAAGATATTGTTCACCAGATTAGGGAAGCCAAGAAACTTGTTGACCAAGGATTGGCCAAGCCAGATGGTATGCCAGTAGAGGTAAAGTCATACGTAGATACTATCCTAAATGGAGGCTCTATCAAGATCGATGATGTCAAGGACATGTTCCTATTCCTATTCACAGTTCGTAGATTCAGAGCACATGGATGGGAGCTTCCAGAGAATCTAAGTAATGCCAGAATTATGTGGCAGCTTCACGGTGGAGACCCAGGTTTTAGATGGTCACACAACATTGTGCAGGAAGCAATTGACAATGGAGACATTCCATTGGCTGGGCTAGGACCAGAATACTTAACACCAGAGCAGTACGCTGCCAATGGTGAGCAGTATTAATAGATAAATCTCTTAGACTTACTTATTTCCTTTTTGATTCTGTATTTTCTATATTTGGCAATAAGCTTTTTAATCATTAAAGAAACCTTTCTCATTGGCTGTCTCTAAGAATTTATTTGCCCAGAACTCGTGGAACAGCCTACCATGATGACCGTCTCTCTTTCTGTAAGAGCCCTGATTATACTTCTCTGACAGATCTGCATTGTCTAAAAATTCTTTTTTGCTAAGTGGGACAAAGTTGCTAAATATGTTTGTATTAGTAAAGTTAAAGTCATCCACATCTTCCCATGTTCCCCAAAGAAGCTTTATGTCCGTCTGTTTGCAATAGTCCTCAAATAGCTTCCAGCCAGCTGCAAAATCAATAAAAACTTTTCTATATTCATTTGGCAGCATTGCCTGTGGGGCAAACTCATCAGAACCTTCACGATCGTCCAGGGAGCTTTTCTTTTTGTTCTTTACAAATTCTTCATTGCCCTTAAGTCCTGGGTATTTTTGTTGATAGTGCCAATCATTAATATTTTCAGACCATGCGAAAAGTCTTCCTATATTTGGTAGTAGTGCGAATATCATATCTGGCTTACCATATTTCTTAATATAAACCTGAATACTAAGAATAATTTTTTGCCATCCATAGCCAGCTTTTCCAATGCTGTAATACCCATCAACATTAGTTATTCTAGCAATCTTTTCATGCAGAATATGTCCCCAAACATCTTCGACATTTCCGCCCATACCCTCAGTCTCAGAACAGCCAGCAAAAAGAATATGCTTCCCATCATGGCTACTTGTAAAGTCATCACATCTAAAGAAATCATTATTATATTTATATACCACAGACCCATCGTCAGCAGCGGACTCATTGGGCATGATTGTCCACTCTCTGATGTCGCTATTACTTAGCTTGTACTGCATATGCCAGGTATAGTCAAAATCATTAAAGAAGATCTCGTTAACTGTGCTGGAGTAATTTCGATTTGGAATATCAAATCCTAAAAATCTTAGGTCTTTCTCATCTCTAGTTGACATAGTGGCTAAAGTGCCTTTCTTAGATATATATCGTAGAATCCAATTGGGTGTAATGCAAGTGCATCTACCGACCAATCCTGATTAAAAAATAAAAACTCGTTTACTGCCTGATATGTTCCATATGGAGCATCCTCAATTACACCATCATAAATTAGATAATCATTTAAACCAATAACTCCACCTGGCTTTACCATCTTAGAAGTTTTCTTTAGAACTTCTCTAATCTCTTCTCTACCATTAGTCATGTCAATATAGATATAATCATAGCCAGTTTCATCTGGGAGAATGTATGGGGCAAAACCTTTTATAGTTCTAACGTTTCCATATTTAGAAAACAGATCGATAATGTATTGCTCATTTGTTTCTGGGGTAAATAGAAGCTCATGCTTCATATTGGTACACTTGCATTCTCCAAACTTTCTCCATGACCAGCACTTTAGATCATTGTTAAAAGGGTCTACTAAAACTATTTCCGATGGGGCTGCCTGCTGACAGACAATTTCAGAGTAGTATCCCCAGGCAACACCTATCTCCATATACTTGATACCAGATGGTAGAGTTTTAACGTATTCCTCACGTGAAGAATAGAGCTTGGCCTTGTCTAGCTGGAACTGAAAGATTGGTCTTGCACTCTCAATATACCCATCATCATTGTCTGGTTTTTCATCGTATTCTAAGAATTTTCCTGGTATTTTAGCCATATAATTAGTATAGCACAGCAGACTATTTGACTATTATGGTATACTTTTAGAATGGAACAATTACTGGCACAACTAAAGCAGCTTCTTGCAGACAACGTTGCTCTTAAATTTAAGTCACACGGCTACCACTGGAATGTAGAGGGTGATGAGTTTAAGCAATTCCACGAATTTTTCGGAGAAATTTACGAAGACTTTGAAGACGCAACTGATACATATGCAGAATGGCTAAGAATCTTTAAGGCATATGCCCCGTACAGACTAACAGATTTCTTTGATATGGCCACAATTTCTGAACCAGTAATTGTTGGAGATCCACAGCCAATGCTCGCTGACTTGTACATGTCAATGGAAAAGCACATTGAAGACCTAAAGACTGCAGGAAGTCTGGCCAATGCTGCTCGTGAAAATGGATTGATGGACTTCCTAGCAGCAAGGCAAACAGCAGCACAGAAGTTCTGCTGGATGCTTCGTGTAAGTATGGAAACAGAGGAGATGGATTAATGCCAGCAGGACAAGGTAGATACACAATTGGCGGTAAGGGAACTCACGGCTGTGATGGCTACCCAGTGGTCGGGGGAGAAGGCAAGGTCCACGGATGCCACGCTACTGAAGAGGCAGCTAGAGCACAACAGGCTGCAATTTATGCAAGCCAGAACTCTGAAAAAGCTGACGAGGCCTGTTGCCCAGATGATTCTTTAGATAAGGCAGCTCCTTGCTGGGATGGGTACGTACAAAGAGGAATGAAGCCGAAGGATGGCAAGATGGTTCCTAACTGTGTTCCTGCTGAAAAAGCAGATGATCTGTTTGAGGATTCTGACGATGTTGAGTATGATACCGATTCTGTTATGAAGGCTGATGGATACTCTCCACCTGCTGGAGCACGTTCTGCTGCACGTCGTGCAATTAAGTTTAAGGAAGATGGCAAGGCTAATGGTGCTGGAACAGCAGTTGGCTGGACACGTGCAAGACAACTTGCTAACGGAGAGACATTATCTCTAAGCACAGTCAAGCGTATGTATTCATATTTCTCACGCCACGAGGTAGACAAGAAGGGTAAGGACTGGGGAAACTCAGCCAATCCATCTAATGGATACATTATGTGGCTTGCGTGGGGTGGAGATGCAGGATTCTCTTGGTCTAGAAGAATCGTAGAACGAGAAACGGACAAGTCGCTATTTGCTGATTTCGGCAAAGACTATTCAAAATCTACAAGAATTATTTGACTCTCAAATAATATTCTGATACAATAATTAACCAAAGATTTCTGGTCCGTTGGAGTAGTGGTTATCTCGTCTCCCTTTCAAGGAGAAGATCACGGGTTCGAGCCCCGTACGGACTGCTTGCAATTATAATAAAAGTATGATACAATAAAACTATGGAGCTAACTATGAAGTATAACGCACAATCGCATCAGCGATTTAGTTTGGCGTACTCATGGCACAAAGCCAGTCTCCAACCGAGCATCTAATCTAGCTCATTTAAAAAATAGATTATCTAAAAAAACAAAATCAAGTAATATAAAACCAGACTAGTTAGCTCCATACTAATCCTCACTGGTGTAGTGGTAGCACAACAGCTTCCAAACCTGTTGGTCTGAGTTCGATTCTTAGGTGGGGGGCGATCCTGCTATAGCTCAATTGGTAGAGCGTCTGTTTGAAGCACAGAAGGTTCTTGGTTCAATTCCAAGTGGTAGGGCCAGACCAATATAGCTCAACGGAAGAGCACTTGCCTACGAAGCAAGTGGTTGAAGGTTCGAATCCTTCTATTGGTACTCTACCCTCGTAGTCCCCAAGGTGGGGAAGCGGTCTGTAAAACCGTCGCCTACGGCATGGTTGGTTCGATTCCAACACGGGGGACTGTGGCACTAGTTCAATGGTAGAACGCTTGGTTGTGGTCCAAGGAATGAGGGTTCAATTCCCTCGTGTCACCCCAGGGTCTTTAGCTCAATTGGGAGAGCATCTGGTTTGCAGCCAGAAGGTTAGGAGTTCGATTCTCCTAAGATCCACGGAAGGTTGCCAGAGTGGACTAATGGACCAGTCTTGAAAACTGTCAGGTGTAACAGCCTCATGGGTTCGAATCCCATACCTTCCTCCGCTTCTCTAGTCCAACGGTAGAGACATCAGCTTCAAACACT